TTATTTACTTTCTGTTCCATTATTGACAGCACTTCTCAGCCTCACCAGCTCAGCCTTTATTTCTTCAATTGAAGCAGATAGCAATTCGTTTTTCTTTGTCAGTTTATCTATCTGATTTTGTTGATTTTTGTTGATGGTATTGAGTTCTTGTACAGCATTCACCAAAGGCATTACAAAATCAGAATAGGCCAGAGAATACATACCATTATCCGATTTTTTCAGGCCACTGAAAGGTATATTCAACTCTTTCATCACTTTCTCAACGTCCTGTGCAATGAAGCCATCATAACGAGTCTTATTACCATCAGCAATATAATTATAAGAAACAGTCTGCAAACGGGTAATAAAATCTAAGTCCAAGCGGTTGGTGTAAAGAATATTTTCTTTTAGACGTCGGTCGGATGGGTTACTCCAGGGCACTTGTCCTTCAATGACTGAAACGGCAGAATTACCTATTCGGACTTTGTTGGAGGCATCGACTGTAGTGGCATAGCCGATAGCTGTTGCGTTTATATAATCGGAACCAGAAGGTACATCTGCATTATGGCCTATAAAGGTATTGAATCCGCCGACACTATTCGCACCAGCCTGATTACCTATGGCGGTGTTGTAATTGCCTGATATATTATTGTACAAAGCACCACGGCCTATGACAACATTGTAGCTCCCGGTTTTATTTTTATACATTGATTCGTAGCCTCCTGAAAAATTCATTTCCCCTGTGTAGTTATCATATAAAGCTACACTACCTATACTGGTGTTTCCTGAGCCGCTTTTATTGCTAATAGACGACCAATACCCTACTGCAACATTATTATTGCCGGTAGTGTTACCTGCCAGTGCCGAACTGCCAAGAGCAGAATTATTTGAACCAGACACATTCGTATTAAGTGCGTTCCCACCCACTACCACATTATATTTTCCTGACTCATTAAAATATAAGGAAAAGCTCCCGATACCGATGTTTTCGTATGACTGATTGCGTTTTGATGCAAATGCACCGATAGCGATATTATTAAAGCCTGTTGTACTGTTTTGCATAGATGCTTTACCTATGGCAATATTGCCGCCTCCTGGTGTATCAATGTCTTGCAGGGAGTGATTTCCGATAGCTATATTGTTATAATCAGCCATTTTTTTATTAAGCGCATAACTCCCAAAAGCAATGTCACTATTTATTTCAAAGGTATAAGGTGGCTTATTGTTATTTGTTAAAAATCCCTGGGGAGTTAAAGTAATTGAGCCTTCATAGATACTGGTAACTCTTATTTGTCCGAACGACGCATTCATTATAAAAAAGAAGAAGAGTAGTTTTTTCATTGCAGAATTAGTCAAAGAATGAATTTTAACTGCATGACTGCTCACGCAAACGAAAGGTTGGAATTTGTATTATTTCAGTAAACAGGTCTGAAAAGTTGCCTACAAAACAAAGACCCTGATTAATTTACTTTGTTCCAATCTCTAATTAGCATAAAAACAAAAAGTGCCTATAGTCATAAAACCATAAGCACTTCAATTTTGTGGAGAAGATGGGACTCGAACCCACGACCTCTTGACTGCCAGTCACCAACCTTTCTTTATATTGCTTTATATTTCGTAATGTTTTATAATAGAAATAGGCTTTTTTAGCTTAAAATACGACTCTTTTTACTCATGTCTTTATAGTAAATTATACTGACGCATGAATTATTTATTGCAACTTTTATTGCAACTATAAAAGCGCTTTGAGGTACTCTTTTACCTGGTCATCTTCAAATGAACCTAAATAGTTTTGTGTAGTGGAAAGATTACCGTGCCCTAAGGATTGGGAGATAAATGGCAATGGTGCCCCACTTCTCAAAAGTATAGTTGCAAATGAATGTCGAGCAGTATAGGTATCCATTTCAGCATCAATTTCTAGCTTTTCAGAGATTAACCGCATATGTTTATTGGTAACTTTGATAATCTGTTTTATGACAGCTATTTTTCTTAACTCTGTATCTGCTCCATCGAGAAAAGGGAAAAACAATTCACTATCTTCATTGTTGTTTTTTAACTTTTCGAGTAATGGTATAAGTTGAGGAAACAACATAGCTACTACCGCTTTTTCTTTCGATTTAGTAGCTGATTTTGTTTTATTTCGGATAAATCTAATAACCTGGTTCTTATAATCAACGTCCGCCCTTCTTAGCCGGCATATATCAGAAAAATTCATTCCATTAGCCAGGTAACTAAAAACCCACAATATCCAGCTTCGTTCTTCGAAAGAGTTGTCAGTCGGGATATAATTCAATATCTTTTCTATATCAGCTTTAGATAGTGCTTTTTTGATATTCTGCACGGATGGAATAACAAAGGCCTTTGGACCAAACGGATAGTTTTCGTTTGAAATAACTTTATCGGCAATAGCAGTATTATATACAGCTCTGACATAACGCAGATATATACCTGTAGTGGTGGGGGATGCTGGAGATGGTTTGCCCTCTTTTGATTGTGGAGATTTACCATATTTGAGCATCCATTTTTCGTATTTTCTCAGAAAAGAGATGGTAATAACTTTGAAAGGCAAGCCATCAGCCTGTAAAGATAGCCCTAGCACACTTCTTTCATCTTTAGAAAGAGAGTCTAAGAACCTGTTCAATGATTTTGCAGCCATTTCATAGCCTGTAGCTGTACTTATTCGCTCTTCCTGAAATAAATCCTGAGATACTTTTTGCAAGGCGATGATTACATCTGTGATTTTGTTGCTTTCTGGATGATTGACAGATATTTGAGGATTTTCAAAGTAATGTTTGAAAGTTTCAAACTCAAAATTATCACCCAAAACTTTTATTATTTCTTTAGCCCGATTTAAGTCAGAATCCTGTTTTTCGTAAAGCTCCTGGTACATAGATATTACATACTCATTTTTTACCTTACCTGACAGGCCGTTTTCATCGATAGACCTTTGCAGGATTTTAAATTCTTTTTCAGGCGCTTTATTTCCGGTTGTGAAGAGTCGGTTTTTGTAATTGTAGTAAACATTCACTTTTATCATACCAACCCCTTTAGGCAAGAATTTAGACCTGGTATCGAGAAATAAGCTTACAGTTACTACTTTATTCATGTGATTTAGTCAGTTTGCAGCGGAGATTGTATTAAAGCGTGTTTTCTTTTTTTAGAGGCTGCTCTATCAAAATTTGAAAGGATCAGTTTAAATTCATTGATAACCTCTTTTAATTGTTGATTTTCTGCCTCCAGCTCATCAATCCTTTTCTCCATTCCTATATGTTTAGGTGATTTCTCACGGCCTTTTTTATACTCAAAATGTGGGCCTTCTCCTGTTAAAAGGTAATGAGCAGATGCTCGATAGGTCTCAACCAAATCAATGAGCCATGCCATTTTTAGCATATTTCTTGAGTGATTTTTTTTAAGTTGAGTGATATTACCAATATTGATTTTATGTTTTTTGTAGAAATCATTCACATATGACAGTTTCTTATCCCGGACGAGCTCATCCAGAATTTCAAAAAATCTTTTAACTACTGCTTCATGACTATTCATATATTATCTGTCGTTTACTCTATGTTAGGTGTACTTTTGAGTTAAGGCATAATCCTGTTTAGAATGACCTCCTTTTGGAGTTCTCGACATTATGTCGAGAACCTGATAATCTAAACCGGGACGAAATGATTCCAATAGATTTGATTTAATCCATCTGGCATATTTAGATTGAGCCAATTCAAGCTTTTCATAAAGCTCAGTCATTCTATAAGGGTATTCTCCTCCGTGATTGGTCAGCATATTATAGTTGTATATGGGTTACTTATTTTTACTTTGGTTCTCAATCATTCACTGGCAAAGGTGCTGACACCATTTTATAAGCCTTCCAAATATGATTTATATCGCTTTTCTTCAATGTGATTGAGCCTTCACCACTGGTATCAGGATTTGCGTAGAGTGTTAAGGTGGATTTTTCAATCAAATCATTTTCTCTAATCCTTTTGATGGTTATTTGATTTGTATTGAAATTCACTGCATAAACACCGCTGGCAATAGTATCCCAAACCTCAATTTCAACTTTTTTGACAAGAAGTTTCGTCTGTGGTGCATATAACATACTATAATCATCTAACTCTACATCAAAAACCAAACAGCCTTCAACGTCTTGAGGTAAATCGCAAAGAACTTCATAGGTTGGCAAGTGAATAAAGGTATTTCTGGATAATGATTCCAGAAAATACATTTTGAATTTTCTGTTTACCAGCGGAACTTCAATAAACAAAGGGTCTTCAATAATCCGGGCATTCGATTCTAAAATGATCATTTTGTTGTGTGTGTTTTATGTTTTGTTTTTATCATTTAGATGCTTCTGACTTGCTACTTACTTTCATTCTTTCCAATTCAGCCTTTATCTCATCAATCTCCGATAATCTGGCTGAGAGCAATTGATACTGTTTTTTTAGCTCCTCTATTTGCGCCTGTTGCTCTTTGATTGCATTGGCCAATGGCATGACAAAATCAGAATAAGCCAGAGAATAAGTGCCGGTTGAGGATTTTTTTAGGCCGCTAAAAGGTACACCAAGCTCCTGCATGACCTTTTCAACATCCTGAGCGATAAAGCCATCATGCCGGGTTTTGTTATCGTCTGCGATGTAATTGTAAGAGACTGTTTGTAGTCTGGTGATGAAATCTAAACCTAACCGGTTGGTGTAAAGTATGTTTTCTTTTAAGCGGCGGTCGGATGGATTGGACCATGGTACTTGTCCTTCAATTACTGATACAGCTGAATTGCCTATCCGTACTTTGTTGGAGGCGTCTACTGTTGCTCCATATCCTAATGCGGTGGCGTTTATCCAATCTCCTGCGGAAATATCTGCATTGTGACCAACGAATGTATTGAAACTTCCAGTGTTATTGCTACCTGCCTGATAACCTATAGCAGTACTATAATTGCCAGACAAATTATTGTATAAAGTACCTCTACCTAATGCTACATTATAACTTCCTGAGATGTTTTTATAAAGCGATTCGTGACCAGCACCAAAATTCAATTCTCCTTGATTATAATAAAGTACAGAATTGCCTAATGCAATGTTATCTGAACCCGTTGAACTCTGAACCATTGCCCGAACACCAATAGCAGTATTAAAACTTCCATTTGTATTGGTGCCCAGGGCTCCTGTGCCTAAAGAGATATTATTAGAACCAGTTGTATTTCCACCTGAAGCACTGGCTCCAATCGCAATATTATATGTGCCAGAGGTATTATTTGCTAAAGCATTATTGCCCAAACCTAAATTATTCCATCCTGACGTATTGCTTAAGGCTCTCATTCCAATTGCAATATTAAGCTCGGTTCTTGGACTATATTTCATCGCCTCTTGTCCTATCGCAATATTTGCCAGGCCATCAAACATGTTTTCCATGACATGATTTCCAATTCCTATATTATAGAGACCGGATTGGTTTTTATTAAGTGCCAGTGAGCCAATAGCAATATCTCCTGATAGTTGATATTGAGGAGCTTGTAAATAATAATTGCGGTGAAAACCATTGGGAGATATTGTAACTGAGCCTCCGATACCTCCGGTTTCAATCTGGCTATAAGAGCAATAAGAAATAAATAAGAATAGTAATAGTTTTTTCATCACGCTTAGTTGTTAGTATCGGTATATAATGAGTCAGGCAAATAATGTTTCAATAATAAATCCTCTTCTTGTTTTTGATATTCTTCTATTTTCTTTGAATAATAATCGTCAGGCATGTCTTTTGAACCGAAATAAATAAATGCTCCTATTATCAATAGTATGATTACTAATAATAAACCATTTGAAATGGTGAGTTTTTTCATTTCGATTTGTTGTTTTTGAAAAATACTAATGCAATAGAATATTTTCCCGTTTCTTTTGAATACCAGTTATTTCATATTTGAAATGATAGTCAATTGTTTGGTTGTTATAAACAAGTGGGAAATGAATAATAATGTTTTTTCCTATACTTTTTTTCCCTTCAAAAAAACATGTTGATGTCCATGAGCCAATTCTACTGATGTATTCAAGATTTCTACCTGATACCAATACACTGTTGATAAATGCATTTGCCGGTATATGCATACTTAATTGCTCTTTGTTTGAATCAATACCTCTCATCTCGCCATCATAAACCCTAAAGGCTTCTCCATCTATGATTACAGAGGCTCTGTTCCAGTTGATAAACAGACTCTTATCTGTTAAGTTTTTAACTTTATATATTAGTCTTGAGCAAGTTGGCATTTCCTTAATTTCAAACTCTATCAATTTATCGGATATTATTCCTGATCTTGGTTCAGTCATTTTTGTATTGTAGTAAATTGTAGACATACACGAAGAAGATACGTATGCCATAATAAGAACTACACTTATGTATCTTGTCATAGTAATGTTTGTTGATTAATAATTAAAAAAATCTTTTTATTACTTTAAATATCTGATAAACTTCATTTAAAGAAAGCTCAAAATCTGAGTATTCCGGAGAGGGGTTGCGTGAGTGGCATTTTATTGTTCCTAATGAGATGTCAATCCCTATAATATCTTTAAACAGGATATTTTTATGAGTCAAAATCACCCATCCATACTGACTTTCTTTTAATCCCCCATCAAGCCAAGAAATAACTGGTATTTCAAAACCCAATACAACGGATTTATTTGGTGAATCATCGATTAAACCTCCATTCATACTATCACCAGATACTTTAAATGCTAAATAATTTCCCTTTTCAATTTTCTCAATAATAAATACGATGGATTTAAAATCTTTTATTATATGTGCATCATTAAATACATCAAGGTATTTTGCGTATGCTTCAAATGGAATAAGTGGGACTTGAATTTCGTAGCCACCATCAGACAATTCTCTATATAAATATTTATTATTTCCATTGACCAATAAATCCGTTTTACTTAAAAATGTATCTAAATCCTCAATTTCAAACTTTTCACAAAAAAGTTGCAAAAAATTTTTTGTGACATGAGTTTTATTATTTAGATATGCACTAATACTTCCTTTATTTCGACCAGTCTTTAATGAAATTTCGGTTACTGGCCTTTCTAATTTCAATATTTCAACCGCTCTATTAAACTTAATGTTGTTAATACTATCCTTAAAATCAGTCATAAAGAATTAATCTTCCAAAAAATGTTTGAAAAAAGTTGGAATATATTTTGAATGTTGGAAAAAAGTTGTAATTTTGAAACGTCAAACAAAAAGGTTGACAATGTCAACACAAAATAGACAACAAAAATGGAATTAACAAAAGATATTGTCGAAAATCACGTAGAAACCCCTAATGAAAAGAGGGAAATTCCGCTTAACCGTTTACAACTTTTGATAGAGAAGTATCCTGCGTTGGTCAATACTTTCAAAAAAGACTTTATGATTAAGGGTTTCGGGGAATGGGTTTTCAGAGGTTTAACTAAAAGAGGCTCAGGTATAAAGCCATGGCATGATGTGGTCATTGATGAAATCGTTTCAAAACACAAATTAACTGAATAACCATGAACACCCTGACAGAAACCGAAAACCCAGCAGCTTTACAGCTAAAAATCCTGCATTACACGGAGCTATCGCTTTATGTATTAGAAGGTATCTATCAGATACCGAAAGGCTTTACAGTAGTTACTACAGCCGAGGGAGTGATGGTGTCGTTCATCAGAGATATAAATACAGAAGGCGAAGCGATTCTGGAAGAAAAAGAATTTATAGCTGAACCGGCAAAGCTTGTGAATGTATATAGGTTTTTGTGGGAATGTATTGAAGAGGCCCGGGTTTATGAGCGGCAGTTGTCTGAGAAGAGTATCGCGTTTAGTAACATAGACTTAAACCCTCCTGCGCTTGTAGGAGGTGCTTTTTCTGAACGTCAAAGATAAATGATTTAGGGTTAGATAAAAGGAGGATAGATACCCCTCTTTCAATGAGGGAGGGGATATTTTAAAAACACTGTAAAAACAAACGCCCTGTAAGGCGACTGGCATCGACGATACAGGGCATTCATAAATATCAATAAACATGACAATGACAAATTTAGCAACATTTAATCAAAAAGCAAGCGCAGCATGGGAGTATGCGCGCATGATATACAAAAAAATGCAACAGAAAGGCTGTAGAGGCCGAAATGCATGGGGAGAAGCCATGCGGCAGGCATGGAAGCTGGTAAAGGCTTTGGTAACAGGAGAAGTGACGTTCTGGAAACTAAAGACATCTGAAAAAACGACTCGCCAGATTGAGGTGGTTGGTGAAATATGGGTAAAGGATGATTTGGTTCGGGTGTGGGATTTAGGTGCAAACAAATGGTTATGTTTTCATACTTTTCAAATCTGGTAACTATGAAAGGTCCTGTCAATTTAACAAACCCCTCTGTAGGAATAGCCGTGCTATTCCTGGTAAGTATATTAGCTTTGGTGCTTATGCTCACAATCAGATTAGGTGATGCGCCCAACCTGAAACCGAAAGGTTATCATAGTGAAGGTTTTGATTTTGGTTCATTCAAACGAGATATGTTTATACTGATTGCGATAGCGATTCCTTTTATCGTTATCTTCTTTTTGAAATGCTTATGAAAACGCTCAATAAAATCTGGCATATCCTCGACTGGGTATTTCCAATTATAGGGGGCTTGTTTGTACTGTATTTTGTTTTAAGAACCTTTATTTAAAGTTCAATTAATCAATCAACTTATTTACTGACATGACACAGAATAATACAACGATTTTAAAGAAGCTCTGGCAGATTCAGAAAGCTATCAGAACCTTAGAACATGATAAAAAAAGGGATGTAGGGGGTGTTAGCTACACCTACACGAGTGATGATAAATTATTTAGCGTCGTTCGTCCTTTGATGGATGAAGTAGGCGTTTTGCTTCACCATGAAATTATTGGCATAGAAAATACTCGCCAAGACTACAATACTAATGCAGGCAAAGCAAAGTCTGAGATTCTGTCAACAGTACACATGAAATTTACATGGATTTGCTGTGAAACAGGAGAGTTTCTTGAGGGCCATTTTTCTGCCAATGGCATGAATGATTGGGATAAGGGTGTTGGTTCTGCGCTTGCCTATGGGGAAAGGTATTATGTAGAACAATTTTTTCATATTAAAAAAGGTAAGGATAGCTATGATAAATCAATCAATAATCCTGCTCCTGAAACGCCTTCTCCTGCCACTAACCAACAAAAAACGATTAAACCCAATAACCCATCAAGCACCCTCACACAACCATCTGTCAAAATACCTCAATTGCCTGAACTGACTATGTCAGAAATAAATGAATGGAATAGAGCAGTTGATTTTTTAGTGAATGGAGGGAAAATTGAAAAAATCAGAGAGAAGTATGTAGTTACTAAGCCGAACGAAGAACTTTTAAAAAAGAAAGCTTTAGAGCGTGTGGCATAGGTCGTAAATAAAGTTGTGAATTATACACCGCTACTGCTTTGCGGTGGCGGTTTGTATTAAATTAAAACAATGGTGACATGGAAGTAACACATAACAATTTACCGGAAGCCGTAGCCCTATTGTTAACTCAAATAGGGGAGCTTAAACAGGAGGTGAAACGGCTTTCGGAGCCTAAAGAAAGAGATGAAGTTTATTTGACATTGGAAAGTGCGGCCGAATATCTGGGCACTACTAAGACAGCTCTCCGACAAAATAAAAATGTGCCTTCTATTCTAAGGATGAGAAAGCTTTACTTTAAAAAATCGGATCTGCAAGCCTGGCTGGAAGCTGGGAAAGTTAAACCTAAACCAAATAAGGTTTTTGTTGCCAGTTCATAAAAAATAAGTTTTGCGTATATAAGTAAACGGTAGTAATAAACCAACAAGCATTATGGAAATAATCTTACAAAAAATAAAACTCAATGATGATAATCTGGTAGAAGCCAAGTATTCAGAGGAATACGATAATGATACCAGATTTGTCAATAAGTCCAGGGTTTTTGTACATACACCTCAAGCGGCATTTTATACAGCTCTGGAGGGGTTTGAAAGCCACGTTTTTGAAGTAGTGGACAAATTGAGAAAGGATACTAAAATATATATCCGAGGGGTTGAAATTAAGAGTAAAGATAATTGTGCTTTAGGGATTGTACTTACTTTTGAAATCAATACAAGTGTTGGTACCGTGGAAATTAAAACGCCTTTGATTGCCTATGATTTTTATGAGAAGCATGAGCAATTGAAAACATGTGTCAAAGAGCTGGAATATCAGTTTGAGCGGTTTTGTCTGGACAGAAAACCATCTATTCAATTTGATCTTTTCTCTAATCAGGACGATAAAGTAACTGGTTTAAAAGCTTTGGCTAAAATGTCTGGAGATAAAATAACGATTCTCCAGGGTGATTAGGTATTGAAGGAGATAACTCCTGAATAAAATAACTGCAATTATGAAAGAAACTATCACCGAAAGCTTTCGAAAATATATCGGTAAAAAAGTAAAGGCATCTTGTAAAACAGGTGCTCCAGTAGTAGGAAAAGTGCTTGATGTGATTGATTCAGACAAAGGTTTAGCAAGAATCGATATTGAGCAAACGCATTACCGAAAGATTCGTGTAGGAAATATTACAAGAGAGCCTAAGTTAGCTATTGCTAGCGTGTATTTGAAAAATATTATAACTGTTGAACTGTTATGAGTGCTTATCAGGATTTCTTAAACGATAAAATAAAGCTTGCCGAAAAAACAGGCTTTGAAATAGCTTATACAGATATACATCCTGTTTTGATGCCACATCAAAAGGATTTAGTTAAGTGGGCTATAGCCGGAGGCAAAAGAGCGATTTTCGCCTCTTTTGGATTAGGCAAAACACTGATTCAATTAGAAATTCATCGCCAGATAGATGAGTGTGAAGGGGGTAATCACTTAATCGTTTGTCCACTTGGAGTTAAACTAGAGTTCATGCGTGATGCCAAGAAAATTGGTATTGAAGAAATCAGATATATCACAAACTCAAATCAGGTAACAGGTGATTGTAAGTATTATATCACTAACTATGAGCGTATAAGAAAAGGTGATATAAATCCCCGGGTGTTTATCTCATTGACATTGGATGAGTCATCTATTTTAAGAGGTTTGTCAACGGAAACAACAGATGTAATCATGAAGGAATTCTCGTCAATTTCTTTCATATTTGCCTGTACAGCTACGCCATCACCGAACAGATATTTGGAGCTTATCAACTACGCTGAATTTCTGGGCATCATGGATAGAGGTCAGGCACTTACAAGGTTCTTTCAACGTGATAGTACTACTGCAGGGAATCTTACTTTATACGAAAAACGCATCAAAGAATTCTGGTTCTGGATGAGTAGCTGGGCCTGTTTTATTACCAAGCCATCGGATTTAGGTTATGACAATACAGGCTATGACCTTCCTCCTATCAAAATACATAGACATCTGGTAAAGTTTGACAGAGAAGCCAGATTTGATAAGAAAACAGGACAAGGCACTATTATTGCCAATAGTTCCAAGTCTTTGCCCGATGCAGCAGTAGAAAAGCGCAAATCAATCCCTTATAGGCTTGAAAAAATGAAAGAGATTCTTTCAGAAAACCCGGACGATAATTTTCTATTATGGCATCATTTAGAAGATGAGAGAAAAGAGATTCAGCGGGAATTAGGGACTGATTGCAAAAGTGTTTGGGGGTCACAGGATCTGGACCAGAGGGAAGATTATCTCATCGGGTTTTCTGAGGGTAAATATAAATACCTTTCAACTAAGCCGGAAATAGCAGGCTCAGGTTGTAATTTTCAATACTATTGCAACAAAGCCATATTTGTAGGGATTGATTATAAGTTCAATGACTTCATTCAGGCGGTGCATCGTATCTACCGATTCATGCAGGAAAAACAGGTTGAAGTGCATATTATCTACACTGACGCAGAAGAAGATATATTAAAGGCCCTTGAAGAGAAATGGCAGAACCATATCACGCTTCAAACTGAAATGACTGAAATTATTCAGGAATACGGTCTTAATTCGGATTTATATAAATCTGAATTGAAAAGAGAAATGTTTGTTGGACGTCGGGAAGTGAAAGGAAATAATTTCAGAGTAATCAATAATGATTGTGTAGAGGAAACCAGAAATATGCCAGATAATTCAGTTGGGCTGATAGTTACTTCTATCCCATTTGGCAATCATTATGAGTATTCGGAAAATTACAATTGTTTCGGACATAATGAGACAAACGAAGCCTTTTTTAGGCAAATGGATTTTCTAGTGCCAGAGCTTTATCGAGTGCTACAACCAGGTAGAATTGCAGCTATACATGTAAAGGACCGCATCAGGTATTCTTATATGAATGGAACAGGATTCACGTCAATTGACCCGTTTTCAGATGAGACTGTGACTTCATTCCGCAAACATGGCTTTCATTTGCTTTCACGCATTACTATCACAACTGATGTAGTGCAGGAAAATAATCAAACCTACCGTTTAGGCTGGTCGGAGAAATGCAAAGACGGTACAAAGATGGGGAACGGTCTTCCTGAATATGTTCTGATATTCCGAAAAGCTCCCACGGATTCATCCAATGCTTATGCAGATATACCAGTTGTGCATTCAAAACAGGAGTACACAAGAGCCAAATGGCAATTAGATGCACATGCATTCTGGAAAAGCTCAGGAGAACGATTATTTGATACTGATACTTTGAAAAAGCTTGATTTATCAGATGTTTTAACAATCTGGAAAGAACTGGAATTTGCAGAAGGATATAATTATGACAAACATGTGGAAATCTGTGAGAAATTAGATTCAATTGGCAAGTTACCAAGTTCTTTTATGTCAGTACCTCCGCAGTCACATCACCCTGATGTATGGGATGATATTACCCGTATGAAAACGCTGAATTCAGATCAGGCTAAGAAGAATCTTAATAAGCATATCTGCCCGCTACAACTGGATATAACTGAAAGAGTAATTGAAAGATACTCCAATAAAGGTGAATGGGTATTAGATCCTTTTGGTGGGATAATGTCAGTGCCTTATGTAGCCCTTCTAATGGATAGAAAAGGTTTAGGGATAGAATTAAACGCATCTTATTTCGATGATGGAGTAAAGCACTGCCGAAATGCAGAGCTAAAGAAAAATAGTGTGTTGGAACTTTTCAATTTATAAAATAATGAAAGCAATAGCAGAACACAACGGAAAGAAGGTAGAAATTCTTTTAACGCCTGATCAGGAGGCGGAGGTAAGAAGACAAACCTTTGATTACAAAACAATCACAACTGTAGAAGATGCTTTTAGCTTTTTAGATATCAATTATACTGAATGGCTTGAAAAGCACAAAGAATTACCTTCTGATGTATTAGCTTATATGCAACTGACTCATATAACTAAAGCCATCAATGGTGGCGAGTGGATGACTTATGAGAGCACAAATGAATATAAGTATTATCCTTGGTTTTATGCGAAAGGTTCGCCCTCGGGTTTCTCGTATTGCGGCTACGTTAGCGTCAACGATTACTCGCGCGTCGGCTCCCGCCTCACTTTCAAAAGCAGAGAAATAGCCATCTATGCAGGTAAACAATTTATTGAAATCTATAATCAGTATATCAACTAATGGAACATTTAAAAACATTCGAAGCAGCTGCCATCAGTTTAGGTAAAGACCCAAATATATTACCACAAGTAGAAGGTATTGATGAAGGCCATGCAAAGGCACTCACAGCAGTATATAAGCTTTTTATTATAAGCGAAGCAGCCTGGAAAGCTGAGGATAAAAAGATTGACTGGAATGACTTTGGCCAGTACAAATACTATCCTTGGTTTGATATGGAGAATTCGTCGGGTTCGCCCTCGGGTTTCTCGTTTAACGTCTTCGGTTACGACTTCGCTTACTCGAGCGTCGGCTCCCGCCTCGTTTTTCCATCAAGGGAGATTGCCAGATATGTTGGGCAAACGCACCTTGAGCTTTACAAAGATTTGATGGTCATTCAATAAAATATTGGGTGGTACGCTGCGCTGCGTGGTCGGGTTCGCCCTCGGGTTTCTCGTATAACGACTACGATAACGACAACGATAACTCGAACGTCAGCTCCCATATCTGTAAAATCTTTGCAGCGTACACCTTGCTAACAATGCAAAAAATAAAAGTTCTAACGGGCATGAGTACTAAAAAGGAAAATGACCTACTAAAACAGAGGCAATGAAAAGAATAGGCAATTTATACACGAGCATATACGACATCAATAACTTGTATAGAGCTGATCGCCTTGCACAGCAAGGAAAAGCTAAACAATATGGTGTGATAGTTCATAATCGCAATCAGGATGAGAACCTACATACGCTTCATCAGATGCTGATAAACAAAACCTACAATACCTCTGCCTATGCAGTTTTTAAAGTATTTGAGCCTAAAGAGAGAGATGTTTATAGGTTGCCTTATTTCCCAGATAGAATATTACATTATGCTATTTTGAATATTCTGGAGCCAGTTTTTATGTCAGTATTTACGGCAGATTCATATAGCTGTATCAAAGGGAAGGGCATACATAATACATTAAGAAACCTTAAAAAGGCGCTCAAAGACGTCGAAGGTACTATGTATTGTTTGAAGTTTGATATAACTAAATTTTATCCATCAGTAAACCATGACATTCTTAAAGATTTATTGCGAAAAAAAATCAAAGACAATGATCTGCTTTGGTTACTGGATGAAATCATTGATAGTGCGCCAGGTCTGCCTATAGGCAATTATCTTAGTCAATATCTGGCTAACTTCTATTTGACCTACTTCGATCATTGGCTCAAAGAAGTCAAAAAAGTGAAGTATTATTTTCGTTATGCGGATGATATTGTAATACTGTCAGATAGTAAAGTGCATTTACATACACTTCTGGCCGAATGTAGAGCATATCTACTAAACAACTTAAAGCTGATTATAAAACCTAATTATCAGGTGTTTCCGGTTGATGCAAGAGGAATAGACTTTGTAGGGTATGTGTGTTTTCATACGCATACAAAACTTAGGAAATCCATCAAACAACGATTTGCCAGAGCAGTGAAAGCAGGTAAAGGACCTGCGAGCATTGCCTCTTACAAAGGCTGGGCAAAGCATGGTAACTGCCGGAATCTGATAAAGAAATTGCTATCAAATGAAGAAATTCAGTGACTTTGAAATTAAAAATGAACAAAAAACTTTTGTAGGTGACAAAATCAAAATTAGTAAAATCCTCAACAAGGAGATAGTCGTGTTAGGTTTTGAAATTAAAGATTCAACGGTTTTCAAAGGTAAATGTCTCTATCTGCAAATTGAAGTCGGCGATAAAAAACATCTGGTTTTCACTGGCTCTAAAATGTTGATAGAATCTATTCAAAAGGTACCAAAAGACGGATTTCCATTTGAAACGACGATTGTAGAAGAGAACGAGATGTATCAGTTTACGTAAAAGTGTGGGCAGGCAATGAACTATATAGAATTGATTAATAATTTTTGGAAATTAGACGACGGTGCTCAATTTACGGGCTGGGAAACCAAGCTTTATTTTTACCTCGTAAAAACGGCAAATGGTTTAGGCTGGGTGAATGATTTCTGGCATTCAGATGCAAAGACATCTGTCAACGTCGGAATGAGTATTAATACGATGAAGACTTCTCGTAACCGTCTCAAACAAGTAGGATTAATTGATTTTTTTATAGGTGGTAAAGGACATGGCGATAAAACAAGGTATCAAATTTTGACACCTAAACTACAACCTAAAGTAGAATCTATTACAGATGAAAATGTGGATAACTCAATTAGGTATCAAAATTTGACACCTAACCTACAACCTAACCCATACCCTAACCTACAACCTAATGTAGAACCTAACCTATACCCATTAATTAAACTAAACGAAACTAAACTAAATGAAATAACTACCCCTACAGAAAAAAGCGTTTTTGAAAAAAAAATTGAAAGCGAAAAACCTTCTTTCGTTCAGGTGCATACGGATGCCGCCAAAGAGATTGCAAGAAATCAGGTAACGCCTGAGAAGCTGACAGAAGAATTACTCAACAACGAAACCTGTAAGATAGCGGTCAAAAATGCTGTAATACCGAAAGAAAATTATTCTCAGGTTGTTGAGAGGTTTGTTTCAGAGAAATTTGGACTGAAAGAAAATCTGAAATGGGTGGATATATCAGACGCCTTGAGTCATTTTATAAGATGGGTGAAGTTTTTACCACAAATTCTAAGACAAGAGCAAAATGGAAGATCAGGGAGCGTACAGCGTACCAAAAAGACCGGCCGCGTCATCGTCGAACAACCCGGGACAGACGATTCAAGAATCGAAACTGATGAAAACGGGTTCAAATGGCGAATTTCAGCAGCTGGAGTTAAAACCTTTGCAGGATAGCATTTATAGTGCTGTGTTTGAAATTTTGTCAACTCATAGCCATATTACGGCTATTGGTGAAGATTTGAAAAAGGATTTCATCAGAGAGTTAGCCGGTAAAATGGCCAGTGATTTTTTTGGTAAGTCATACGACTATCTGAAAAAACAACAAAGACTGGAGGCCGAAAGAATAGCGCAAGAATCAGCAGAATTCAGAATTAAGCATTTGCAAGCCATGCGAAGTATTTCTGATGCTGATTTAAAGGCCAAGGTTCTTCAAAACCTGGATGCGCTGGTAGGCGAAAGAAACGCTGGCAAAAAGTATTTGATGGATGAATACGTAAAAAGTAGTTTCGAAATTCTATTGAGATACTTTCATCCGGGTAGTTTCTTGCCTCAACCGTTTGACAGGAATAAAGGTATTTGTTTGTTAGGGCCTGTAGGTACCGGAAAATCTACACTTCTGGCAGCTTTCAAAGACAATCCGATGGCATCATTCAGGATATACAAAGCTCAGGATATTGTAGATAGCTATGTGAAGGATCCTGAAAGAACGATGAATAAGATTCTGACAGAAGCACCGATTTCTGAAGAACAGAACGAATTCGGATTTACACAATATGAAATCCTGATTGAAGAGGTAGGCCGTGAGCAGTTAAGTGTCATTCCGAAAGGGGCAGGTTATCAGAGTACGCCGGTCAATGTAATGGAAAGGGTTATCATGGAGCTTTATGACAAGCCTAACGTTCGGATTCATATGATTTCAAACGCTGAAATCAAAGGGAATGAAGTGTATGAGGATAAGTTATCAGCACTTTACGGAGAAGCAGCCGCAAGCCGGATTTATGATATGTTTAATGTGATTACACAGGATAGTAAAGCACCTAACCGGAGAGGGAATTTTTAAGGATGAATCAAGCACCGAAATTTATAATTGTTGATCTCTTTTGTGGAGCTGGTGGAACTACATTAGGCTTTGAAATGGCTAAAAATGGAATAGCTAAAGTGATTGCCTGTGTGAACCATGACCCAAAGGCTATTAAAAGCCACTGGGCTAATCATCCTGAAGTGGTTCATTTTGAAGAAGACATTTTAACACTTGATTTGACTGAACTTATTTCTTTGACAAATCACTATAGAAAGCTTTATCCAGAAGCGAAAGTGATTTTATGGGCGAGTTTAGAATGTACAAACTTTTCAAAAGCCAAAGGCGGACAGCCGCGCGACGCTGACAGTAGAACATTAGCTTGGGGGTTGCCTCGATATGTTGATGCGCTTAAGCCCGATTACATTCAAATTGAGAATGTGGTAGAATTTATGAGCTGGGGGCCGTTGACAGCAAAGGTAGTTAAATCAGAGGATGGATACCCTTGTTGTAATTTTGAATATGCGCTTCAATGGGAACATGCTTACGAAAATTTGGATATAAACACTAATCGTAAACCAAAAAATAAAGATTTATTGTCAGGAAAATGGAAGCCAATCTGGAATGCTCAGCCTGAATCAAGGAAGAACGGTATTGACTGGATTAAGTGGCGTGAGTTCATTTGTCAGGAGTTTGGATATAGAGATGAATGGAAGGAACTCAATAGCGCAGACTTTGGCGCTTACACAAGCCGAAACAGGCTGTTTGGAATTTTCGCCAAAGATATCTTACCAATTGTATTTCCTAAACCTACCCATGCGAAAGTTCCTGCCAAAAATCCTTTGTTCGGTAATCTGCATAAGTGGATGCCTGTTAAAGAAGTACTTGATTTTTCAGACGAAGGAAGTAGTATATTCAATAGAAATACTCCTTTAGTTGATGCCTCATTGGAGCGTATTTATGCAGGCTTAGTTAGGTTCGTGGCAGGTGGAAAAGAAAACTTTCTGATTAAGTATAATTCGATGAACAGATCAGGAGGCTATCAGGCACCATCTACGGATGAACCATGTCCGACAATCGCTTGTCAGAATAGATTGGGAGTAGTTAATGCAGCTTTTCTACAAAAGAATTTCAGCGGACATCCGGATAGTAAAGTTCAATCAATAAATAACCCAGCAGGAACTATAACCACAGTTGACCATCATTCATTAGTGCAATCTTCTTTTTTGTGCAAATACCATAAAACAGGCGAAAACGTTTTGAGCGTTGAAAATCCTGCAAGCACTATTACCACCAAAGACAGAATTGCTAAAGTCGAGTGTTTTTTGACTAAGTACAATTCTGGCCGCCCGGATAACAAAATTCAGTCGGTTGAGGTACCATCAGCAACGTTGACTACTTCGGATAGAATGTGTAAGGTCAATTGCAGTTTCATTGAAACACAGTATGGATCAGGGCAAAAGGTTACTTCTATTGATAGTCCAAGCGGAACACTTTTGAATACACCTAAACAACGATTGGTAAATATTGTCAAAAATCAGAATTGGAATGACAAACAGTATTCAGGAACATTAAACCATCAATCTATTGAGCAACCTGCAGGTGCTATTCTATCCAATGACAAACACTGTCTAATGAGTTGCCAACCTTTCATTGTCAATACAAACTATGCTAATCAAGGCTCATCTATTGACAATCCATCACCAACAATAGTATCAAGTAGACGCCATATGTATTTATTATACCCCTCGCATGGCGGGCATACACAATCAATCGAAAATCCTTGTCCGGTGATTGTTGCAAGACAGGACAAATCTCCGCTTTATTTGATGAATGCTGTTGAAGGCTCTTATCAAATACCTGTTTATGAAACTGATTCGGAGGTGATGGTAAAAATCAAAGAGTTTATGGCTCTTTATGGCATTGTCGATATAAAGATGCGTATGCTCAAAGTACCTGAATTATTGAAAATACAGGGTTTTCCATCTGATTATAAGTTAGTCGGAAATCAGTCAGACCAAAAGAAGTTTATCGGTAATAGTGTAGTGCCTTTGGTGGTGAAGTACTGGATAGAGGCATTAGCAAATCTTAATATCTGATTTTTTTCAATGGAGAAAGGATATAAATTTTCAGAAGCGGCTATTCAATCTCGAAGGAGAAAACTAAGGGCGAAGCGTTTATGGAAAAAATCTCCAATCTTCGCTTATGAAACTCTTTCAAAGGAAATAGAAGGATATTCTTTATTAGACTTTGATAAAGACATCAAGTCGAAAACCAAGCCCAAAACTAATAAAAAGAAAACAACACTTGAAAGATATGGAAGGTATTGGGAATACAGAAGGGTATTAGCATTATATAATGACACGAAAAACTCTGATTATTACTTTGCTGCTAAAAGACTCAGGGACAATATGACCAAACCGTATCGGTTTCAAGTAACTTTTAAAGGAGAGAAGAAAGAATATAGCTTTGAAGCTACTACAAAATATCAAACTGTTGTTGAACTCCAGAAGTTGGTTAAGACCTGCGAGTCTATTCAAGAGTTTGATCAGAAATTAGAAGCTTATATTTCTTCATTAAACCGCTATTCTGGGCAATGACAATAAAATTATGACAACTAACCCAACCCGAATACAACGCAAAAGAACCAAAGGGTTCAAACTACCAGCAAACACCGTCTGCGTAACCAGAGGTACTCGCTGGGGCAATCCTTTCAAAATCGGTGAAACGATGACAAGAGAGGAAAGTATTGAGAAGTTCAAACAACTCATTTCGAATGAGGAGACTTTGAAACTGATTAAACAGCAATTAAAAGGCAAGAATTTAGCCTGTTATTGCCCGGTAGGTGTTGCCTGCCATGGGGATTTATTGTTAGAAATTGCTAATAGTTAAATCATGAAACCACTAACCAGTGACGAAGCCATGTTAGTGCTGAATTTCTATATTCAGCATATCATCATTTTTATTGAAGAGTATAACCTCTGGTATCATAAGGGCTTTAAACAACTGCCTAAAAATTTCATACGAAATTTTTGTAATGCCCTGGAATCACAGATAAATGATTTCTGTAATCCATTAAACAAGCCTAAAGATACTTTGAGTATTGAAGAGCTTGAGCAACTCCACGCTGGCACTATTGAGATAGGGCAGTATTTCGAAATGCATTTTAATCTGGCGCAAAAGCCGGAGGCGGTTCAGGATAGTTTTGTAGAGGAATACAATGCACTGTTGAAAAAGTATCAATTAACTAAATCACTTGAAGAGGTGATGATAAGCAAAAAGTAAATTTGTTATAGGAGTTAAATATCAATACAATGAAAAGAACAAAAATAGATTTCAGCAAACATGAATTGACGATAACGCAAATCAATGAAAAGGCAACAACTCATTTGCTTAAAAAACCTGACACTTATATCCATAGTGTTAAGTTTACAAATATCGATGGTGTATTGTTAGTGACAGGTGATTTTGGGAATTGGGTATTTTGCAGGAGTTTTTACCCAAGCAAAGATGAAAAGGTAAGTGATGGGTATTGGTGCGAAAAAGCTGTCATTAGTTCAACTCAAATTACTCATGAATACGATTCTGAAAAAACAGAAAAATCGATCAAAGAACTATTGCAGGAAGATTGGAATGAGGAAGAAAAAGAATATTTGAATGAGTTACTTGATCATACTTATGATGGGCGAGAATATAAGGATTATGCCTATAATCATAGGCCATCAGGATTTGAGTATGAAAGTATCCCTTATGGGGAATCGGTTAAGCCGTGGCTCAAAGCCGTTTTTGACGCTTTTGATGAAATCTGTGACCGAGTAAAACAGAGTTAAAAAAAAGTAATAAAAACCAAAAGCAAAATTCAATAAAACACTCACATGATAACAACTGAAACAATATACGTTGCAACCTGCGATGACTGCGGGGAGCCATGGTTGGATGATAATGATTGTGCTGGTCACTTTGATAAAAGTGATACAGAAAACGGATTAATGGAGTCCGAATGGCACGTAGCTAATGATGGGAAAACTTATTGTCCTAAATGTTGGAAATTAGATGAGGATGATAACGTTGTCGTCAACGATATAATTGACAAACAATGACCTCAAAAGAAATAGCCTCTGTGGTTCAAAAATATTATTACCATAAAGGCAAAACCTTACAGATTTGCGGATTTTCGGGAGGCTGGAAAATATTCAATCCTGATATTCTGATAATGTCAAAGAAAAAACTATTGACAGACATCGAAATCAAAATAAGCCGTTCTGACTTTAATCGAGATTTCGCAAAAACAAAGCATCAGTACTTTTCGCAGGGCATAGAAACAGGAGTCAATTATTTTTATTTCGCTTGTCCTGAAAACCTGATAAAGAAACATGAAGTGCCGTCCTACGCAGGTTTGATTTACGTCAATGAAAAGTATGTAACAGTAATCAAGAAAGCTCCCAGGTTACATCAAAATAAAGCACCTGAATCATTGATTGTTTCAATTGCTAATAGCTTATCTGCTAAATGTATCTGGGGGCAGTCGTATCTGACAGAGAAAAATAAGGAATTAAGCCAAGCCTATTAAAAACATGGAAAGAATAATCAAGTTTAAAGATATTGAAGCAGGGAGCACGTTAGAGTTTTCAGAGTCTCACTCTAATCAGGTTGGACAGTTTACGGGACTTGTAGACCGGAATGGTAAGGAAATTTATCATAAGGACGTTGTAATGTTAAATAGTGGTATGGGTTATAGTGTAGTTTATCAACGCGGTGCTTTTGGCTATTTAGTGCATGACAATTCAGAGCCTCATGGCAATGGAAGATTCATAAGTTTCGCTGAAAACTTTGCTAACTTGAAAGGAAAAGGCAATCAGTTGAATGCGGTTGAGGTGGTGAATAGTTAATTGCTATCGGGCAAACATTTCTACCGTCAGGACTATCGAAATTTTTATAAGCCAATATAAGGATGGTTCGTATTTAGATAGAAAATCAAAAAATATGTATGTAGTTTTTAGAGGTTCTTTAATAGTCACTTTTATCTGATATATTTTCGAAATGGTATATATAGATGATTTCAATGCTAAATTTGGCAAAATGACTATGTGTCATATGATTGCCGACACTAGAGCTGAATTGCTTGATATGGCAAGAAAAATAGGTGTAAATACCAAGTGGATTCAAGAGTATGACACCGCACGCGAACACTTTGATATTTGCCTCTCAAAAAAAGCAAAAGCATTGAATTTAGGGGCAAAAGAAGTGAGGTTTAGAGAATTGAATAAAATAATTAGAGAACGAACCTATGAAGGGAAAGTGTCGGAATATTAGTATATTTGAATAGATAAATAGGTAAATTATGCCAGCGGAAAAAGGAAATAAGTATGCCAAGGGAATTAAAAGAACTACCTACCAACCTGAATATGATAAGCAGGCTTATAACTACTGTCTTTTAGGAGCAACTGATGAGGACCTGGCTAAATTCTTTGAGGTAGCTGAATCTACTATTAACAATTGGAAAAAAAACAATCCAAGTTTCTTGGAGTCCATAAAAAAGGCAAAGGAGTTTGCCGATGTTGAGGTTGTCAAGAGCCTCTATAAAAGAGCCACTGGATATAATTACAAAGAGGTGACCTCTATAAAGTTTGATAAAAAGGGAGGAAGTATAGAAGATGTTGACGAAGAAATACTCGACGAAGATTTTCTCCCGGACGAGGGAAATGGCTTTACAAAAACAAAAGTTGTTACTAAAGAAGTAATTCCAGATACCACAGCGCAAATCTTCTGGCTTAAAAACCGCCAGCCAAAATACTGGAGAGATAAACAGGAAGTTGACCATACCTCAGCAGGCGAAAAACTCCCACCAGTAACCATTTTTAGACTACCAGATGACGGCAGGAACGGTTGAGTATATAGAACCCCAAATAGGCTATCAGATGATGGCCTTATCTTCTGGCGCTGATATAGTGATAGGTGGCGCAGCAGCAGGTGTTGGTAAAACTTTCTGCCTATTGTTAGATCCTCTCAAACACATCACTAAAACCCCTGGATTTGGTGGTGTAGTATTCAGACGTACAACTACACAGGTGAAGAATGAAGGTGGTTTGTGGGACACTTCCATGAGCCTATATTCAAAACTACCAAAGGCTCGACCTCGTGAATCTAATCTGGAATGGTTGTTTGAGTTGGAGAATGGCAGGAATAATAAGCTAAAGTTTGCACATATTGAGCATGAAAAGAATGTGCTGGACTGGCAAGGCTCTCAAATACCTTTCATCGCCTTTGATGAGCTCACGCATTTTTCGGAAAAAATGTTTTTTTACCTGCTATCACGTAACAGGTCGGTGTGTGGCATCAAGCCTTATGTAAGAGCTACCTGCAATCCAGACCCCGAAAGCTGGGTGTATAACCTGATTGAATGGTGGATTGGTGAAGATGGGTTTCCAATAGCTGAAAGAAACGGTAAATTAAGATACTTTGTCAAAAGTGGTGCTAATTATATCTGGGGGAATTCGATTGATGAGGTATATGAAAAGGCTGCATATTTTTTAGATGATATTATAGGTGAATCAGGATTAAGGAAAGAGGATTTTATAAAGTCTATCACCTTTATATCAGGATCTATCTACGAAAACAAGAAACTCTTAGAAGTTGACCCAGCATATCTGGGGAACCTACTCGCACAGGATGAACAAACTCAGTTGCAATTGTTCAAGGGCAATTGGAAGTTTGTTCCATCCGATTTAGACATTTATAAGTATCAGGATTTTTTAGGGGTGTTTAATAATCTATATCAGGTCAATACTTCTGAAAGGTTTATTACGGCTGACATAGCATTAGAAGGCTCTAATAAGTTTATTGTGGGTTATTGGGAAGGTAAATCATTAGAGGATATAGCTATTATTGATAAATCTAAAGGGCCAGAGGTAGTGAAGGAAATTGCAGACATGGCCAAAGCTCATCATGTACAAAATAAGAATATTATTTATGATGCAGATGGCGTTGGAGGTTTTATTGATGGCTATATTACAGGGGCTATCCCTTTTAGAGGGAATGGAAAGGTAGTAGATGTAAAAGACCCTGTTAGCGGTAAAACTATACAAGAAAACTATTTTAACCTCAAAACACAACTCTATTATCGTTCCGGCTATGCAGTATCCGATGGAGAATATCACATATCTGATGAAGTAGCTAACCTGATGTATGATCAGAAAATGACAGTCAGGCAGCGTTTTCTTCATGAGAGAAAGGCTATCAAAAAAGATAAGGTTGATACAGATGGCAAGAAGCGTATTATTTCAAAAGAAGAAATGAAAACAATCCTTAATAATGAATCTCCTGACTTATTGGATATGTTTATGTTACGGGAATGGTTTGATTTGAAACAGTTTAAAATAAAAAAGAATCTGGGATCTTTATTTAGGTGAAAGTTCATTCTTGAAAATTTTTTATATGTATATTGTACATATAAAAATATCATATATATTTACTCCTCAAATCGGGACTATTCCCACAAACTCAAATCAAGTATCATGAAAAAACTCATTGCATCTCTGCTTTTATTCTGCTTTTCAGCAGTAGCATTGGCTGCACCACAAAATCATGATTCAGATCTTCAAAAACAGGTTGCCAAAATCGAAGCAGTGACACCCTCACTCGATTTAGGTTTCCAGGTAGCAGTTTATTTGCCTTTGGATGTATATGCACCTGTAGGCCAATCAATTGACTATTCATTTGAAAAGACAGAATCAGGATTTACAGCACTGCAAGAAAAACCTCCATTAAAAACACAAGAATTCACTAATAAACCCCATAAAAAGTGGATTTGGTGCAGTGAATTAGTTGTGCAAGGAAGCAATCATATAAAGGAAATACCGGAACGACTATCTTTGTTATCCGTCTAATCCGGCCAGGTTATTACCAGGTTCAGCTATGTAAAAGTATCTGAACCTGTTTGAATAGAATACAAGGTGTTTTATTGAGGTTCGAGTCCTCTTCCATTCGCACAGAACAAAAGATGAATATAGTTCCTTTATTGAAGTAGGCGCAGGTGCTACGGCAAGCGGTAGAATTTCTGAGTAGTTTTTTTCTTAGTTTAGGTTAGGGTTTACTAAAGGGGGGATTGAATCAATCCTCCTTTTTTATTTTAATTTATATGTATGTTATACATATAATAATTAATTATATTTGATAAAAAAATGATAGATGAAAGTATTTGACATCTCCGAAGTTGACGATATAGAAAAGACCATCAAGTTTTTCAAGGATCATGCCGAGCAGCCAAAAATTAATGAGTTAAAAAAGCAGTATGAAGTAACTGAGCATCCTGTTTTTGATCCTGTCAATAGGCCTGATCGAAACATCATGAAAGAAGATGGCCAGTCTCTTGACCGGATAGAAAAGGTTAACCGGTTAGGACTGCCTTTTCAAAAAAAGATTGTCAATGCTTCTGTCAGTTTCATTTTCGGTAATCCTGTTAAAGTTGTTTGTCAGACTCAGAGCAAGCAGGAAGTTTCGCTACTGGAGGCTATCAAGAAAATCCTCTACAGCAACAAAGTAGATAGTTTTAATAGAAAGATTGCCCGAGACCTATACAGAGCCACTCAGGTAGCCGAAATCTGGTTTGCTCATGGTGAGAAAACTGATCCTACTCATAAAGATTATGGTTTTGATACGCCTTATAGAATTAAAGTTTTAAAGCTTAGCCCTTGGGAAGGTGATGAGCTCTATCCCTATTTTGACAAGTATGGGGATATGACAGCTTTTTGCCGGGCTTACAGTAGAAAGGTAGAAGGCAAAGAAATATCGTATTTTGAAGTATATACGGATGAAGAATACAAGCTTTTTGAGAAAGGCGATAAATGGGAGGAAGTAGAGGCCTATGATAACCCAATCAAAAAAATACCTATTGTTTTTGCCCAGGAAGCGCAGTCTGATTGGGCTGATGTACAAACAGCGATTGAAAGATTAGAGAATCTTTTGAGTAATCATGCTGAAATCAATGATTATCATGCAAATCCAAAAATATTTGTTCAAGGAGAAATTGGAGAGTGGGCAGGTAAAGGAGAACCTGGGGCGGTAATTCAAGGTGAATTAGGTTCTAAGGCTGAATATTTGAGTTGGGACCATGCACCTGAATCTATCAAGCTTGAAATAGACAACTTATTCAAGGTTATATATTCATTCACTCAAACGCCTGACATTTCATTTGACACGCTAAAAGACCTCAAGCAAGGTATCTCAGGCGTTGCGCTTGAAATGTTGTTTATGGATGCTCATTTGAAGGTGCAGGAGAAACGAGAGATTTTCGATGAGTATTTGCAGAGAAGAATCAGCGTGATAAAAGCTTTTATTGCGTGGATGAATCCGGGTTCTAAGGCTTTATTGGATAAGCTTGATATTCGTTCAGAGATTACTCCTTTCATGATCAATGATATGGGTTCTGTTATTAAAAACCTGATTGAGGCCAATGGTGGTAAGCCGATTCTATCACAAAGAACTTCTGTTGCCAAGTCTGGTTTGGTGGATGATGTGGATGGAGAGCTTGAGTTGATTCAGCAGGAAGAAGAGGCGGCCAGGTTGATTGAGGATTCAAATCCAACTATTTAGAAATACAATAATCGCGTATTATTATATACAAAATTCTTATGAAATTATATATCTCCAGATGACAATCACTACCAAATACGATTTTCAAGAGTTAGTTTTTCTTAAACATGACCCAGCGCAAGAAATGTGGATGATTACCGCTTTTGAGGCTCGAGCTGATGGCGGTTTAGTGTATAAGCTTTTGCAAGGGGCAAAAGAATCATGGCATTTGGAATGTGAGATTTCGAGGGAGAAAGATGAATTGAAGGCAGTACTTTAAAATATTCACTCAATAGCAATTGTCAATTTAAGGAAGGTGCTGCCTACCGATAAATTTTCAAATGCGTAATTAAACCCAAAAATATGGATAAGTTTAGAACCATTCCAGCAACACTTGAAGCTGTTCAATTTTTAGGCATATACACTTACGATGAAATGATAGAACTATGGGGAGATTCATTTCAAGAAAATTGCAAATTCAATTCCCGGGCAAATGTGATTATCATTAATGATAATAAATTCGCCAGCGTTGGCGATTGGGTAACAAAACATGAAGATGGGAATTATGGTGTGTGCAACACCGATTATTTAAAAAAATGTTGTGAGTTAATTTCTTAATAATTTCAATCAAACCCAAAATTCATGAAACCAATCCACTTTCTAGGGCAAAACACAGTCTACGCCAAAAACCAACCAGAATATCAACCTCTACCGGGATTCAAAGCCGATTCACCACAAGGCGAATTTATCTCGTGTTGGAAGTTGTCGTTTAAAGAACGCTTGATGATTCTGTTTACTGGTAAGTTGTGGGTATCGCTTATGACTTTCAATAAACCTTTAACACCCAGCTTTTTTAGTGTTAAAAAGTCAGATGTTTTGTTAGTAATAAAACTGCCTATCCAATTGAAAATCAAATTCTTCTTTGAATGGTATGGTAGAAAGTACTTTGGAGGTTTTAAAACATATCTGGAGGATCGCGTAGGTGCCTATGTGCTTCAAACTACACCTATCGAAGAAATATGGGTAGGCTATAAAGAAGAAATTCTTTTGAAAGCTATGAATGGTAATGGAATAAAAGTTGAGAGTCCAGAACTATATTAAAACTTATGTCAAAGGACCCGAAAGACGAAATTGCACACAGAAACAGAATCAATAGATTTGAACTAAAAGTACGTCAGCTCTACGAATCTGCCTTGCAAGAGTTTTCGGGTCTTTCTGCTAATTTATCCATCGATCCTAAAAAGATATTCTCTTTCTCAGATTACCCGGCTACTCAAAAACGCCTCAAAGAAATCCTGAAAAGCTATGCAGGAGGCTTGCAATCAACTATCAATAAAGGTACCTCAGAAGCCTGGTATGCTGCATTAGACAAGAAAGATACTAAACTATACCTAAACACACCTAACAGCCTTAGAAGCAAAGAAGCTTTACAGGCTTTTCAGCAACGTGTATCAGGAGGTTTAAAGTTATCAGACAGAGTTTGGCGGATAACTGAACAGTTTCAACAGGAATTTGAATTAGTTATGTCAACGGGGCTGATAGAGGGTAAGTCAGCCGCTGAAATGGCGAGAGCTACCAAGCATCTATTAAAAGAGCCTGATAAAGTTTTTAGAAGGGTTAGGGATAAACATGGCATTCTACAATTATCCAAAAAAGCCAAAGCCTATAATCCGGGGCAGGGTGTGTATCGTTCCTCATACAAAAACGCTGTTCGTCTCAATGCCAATGAAATCAATATCGCTTATCGCACAGCTGATCACCTGCGCTGGAAATCTGACCCTACTGTAGTAGGATTTGAGGTTAAATTATCTAATCGGCATAAAGTGAGGGATATGTGTGATGATTTGAAAGGCAAATATCCTAAAGACTTCAAGTTTGTTGGCTGGCATACTTCATGCTTGTGTTTTAAAGTACCTATTCTGGTGAATGACGATGATTTTGACTTAATTCAACAAGCGACGCTCAACGGGGAAGAATTGCCAAAAGGTTTTAAACCGGCTAATCAGGTGAATGATTTACCAGATGGCTTCAAGGATTGGGTTAAAAACAATACTGAACGTTCCAAGAACTGGAAATCACAGCCTTATTTTATACAGGATAATTTTAAGGGTGGGAAACTGGACGGAGGATTTAAAATAGCTTTACCAAATATAGCTAAAGAAAAACCCGTTTTATTTGAACTTACACAGGATATTATTGACGAGCTAAAAGACAGTAGAAATATTAGATTCTGGGGTAATGGTACTATTGATGAGTACAATAAAATTCTATCTGGTTTTAATTTGAGGGATTTTGATAAAGAGGTAACTGAATTGTTTGGCGGGTATGGAATTGAAATAAAAGATAAATCAATAGAAATGAGAGCAGGTAAGGTCACTATTACTTATGAATCTCCTGCACAAAAAGGACAAGAAAGAGGTTTTGCGCTTCAAAGAACATTTTATTTTGGTAAAGGGCTAAAAACAGTAGACCATAACTATTTTGAACTTCCAGATCATGTGCAAGGAGGTGGTATATCAAAGAAACTTTTCAATATTCTTTATAGAGAATATAATAATACAAATGTTGAAATACTAAAAGTTCATGCAAATATTGACATTGGAGGTTATACTTGGGGAAAATATGGATTTGCTGCAACTGACAAATGGAACCTTAGAGATGTGGTCAATAAAGCAAAAACCTCTTTGTCAGATGCAGACTTAAAAGACTTCGAAAAATGGTATGAGAATTGTGAGCAAAATAATTTTTTTCCTATGAATGAAATTGCTAATCGGTCTTATGGAAAGAATCTATTGCTAGGTACTGACTGGTATGGTTCTATTGATTTGAGGGATAAAACAAGAAGAAGTATATTTGAATCTTATTTGTTTTCTAAATAGCTGTTCTGATGTTTTTCAATTTGCTCCATTGACAGGCCATAAACCCCAATTAGTTCTTTAGGCAACATATTTCTTCTATCGCATTCAGATAATAAGGTCCATACGCGGTTTCTTTCATCAATTTCTTTCGAAACAGTGAATTCAGAGTGTATTTTAGTTGTAAGTTCTTCTTTCATATTTTTATTGATTCTCTAAAATCTCCTTCAACATCAGTAATCTATTCAAATAAGGTTGTTTTATTTTCATATCCTTGTTATTGAGTATCTGGAATTGCGTATTGACAAAGATTTTTGTATTGATTATTTTCTCACCATTATTCAGTTGTATGTTGTTTGGTAATTCTCGGTCTTTGAAAAAGGCTTCTAATTCGGCAATTGTCATAATATTAGTTTTAATCATTTGCAAGTTACCTGATTAGAAGCATTTTTTCTTAATTAATTAATCGTCGGTTTAATCCCTCCACCTTTCAAAGGTACGCCAATAAAGTTCTTTTGGCTTATAAGGCCTTTCAAATAATCGAATGTCAGCGAGGCAATGGCCCGGGCTTGAATTGTTTTCAGCTCTGATATATCGCTTTCTTTCTTTTTGCCGTCTAAAATATCAAGCACAAACTCAAAACCAAATTTCACTGATTCGTTCTCTTTTCTATCGATTAAAGGATGATCCAGCTTTTCGACGATTAGGTCGTAGGTTTCGTCAATTTCTTCCTGTGCCGGTGGGATTGGTTGTTTTCTTTGTTCTTCGCTCATAGTTCATTTTGTAAATTAACTGCCCTTTGAAGTAAATATGCTTTGATAGGATAAAGATTATTTTGTAGAGAATACATAAAATCTGCTCCATTGTGGCAAATTTTGCCTTCTGTATTTACACATACTATTGGAAATCTATTACCATAAGGCTTAAATTTATTTGAGGCATTATTTATCCAATCAAAATAACTTTTAAACTCAAAAACAACCTCTGCATTTAAAGTTAATGTCTCGTTCATGTTTGTCAAGTATCCTTTATAGACTTACGAACTTTGTCAATTTTATCAAAGTGAGGTGGCAATTCTTTTTTGATAGTATTAAAAAGACTCCTTAAACCGTCCTCATGTGGTTTCAAATAGTGTTTACCAAGATTACTGTAAAACCACTTCACAAACGGATCAGCACCGTAAACTGTCATGTTATACAATGCCCTTGCTTCTTCTTCTGTAAGTTTGAATATTACATTCATTTCTACAGAGGAGAAAGAAGCTGCTGTTTTCTTTTCTTCTGCCATATTACAACAATTCAATCATTGCTTTTTGTTCATCTGTTAAAATCCTCCAACCTTGCGCGCCTTTGATTTTGAAAGGCTTAATTGGGCGAACGTTTTCGTAGATGTGACACCAAAGGCCTTCGCGGTATTGAACGTAGGTGTTTGACTCATCTTCATATTGCATTGGTCGGCAGTCTACCAGGTCTCCTATGGCGATGGCATGGCCATTTAAACTACCATCAGGATTTACAGCATCAAACAAACTTGGAACAAGTAATCCACTTATTTCATCTACTTGTTTAACTGAATAAGGCTTTGCCGAGGCACAAATTAAAACCTTACCTCTCACGTTTGTACACCACGTTCGTGTTTCTACTTTTCCGATGAGCATGGCATTAGCATAAGGTTGTTTCCACCAAAGAGCCCGAACCACTTCTTTTGATAAAACGAGTTTATCTTTTTTGTTTGCTATCTCATCTGATTCTGATTGCATCTTTTTGGGTTTTAGTTGGTTCATATTAATAAACTATGTAAAATAAACTGTTAAAAATAAAGCACGAAGTAGATTTGCTTCAGTCAGCTCAAAGTATTTTATATTCCCCATTTTTATACAAATACTGTTTTCTATTTTGAAAAATCCCAAGACAACTACTTTAGTTGATTCTCTACAAGTAATTTTGTAGCGTTCCACTCCATTCAATATAGATAAGAATTCAAGATTGAATTCAGCACCCAAAGCTTTCAATAATACATCATTGATTTCTTTTTTCATTATTTGAAAAAATTTGTAAAACAGCCCAATGAATGGCTATCAGGCTGTTTAGTGTTATTCTCTTCTCTATTCATCTTGCCACTCAGTTGCTCGGCATCAGGATGTGTAGGTTATCCTGTTTTCAGTATGCCTTTCCTTATATAGCCGTTTTAAATGTCTTTACCGACGTAGCTGCAATCAAAAACCTAGCAAAAACGGATAGCTATTTATGTTATTCATCTAAAAAATACTGCATGCTATTTGCCAAAAAAGCAACCTGTTTCCTCGTTAAATACAAAAATATTTCTCCTTTGCCATCGTTGATAGGAATTACAAATGAGTATTTCGATTTTTCATCTACTTCACTCTCCTCAACTTTGAAATCTAATCTATCTACACTCAATTCTTTAGAATTGAGGTTTCCTGAACTGTCAGGATAAATTGTAACTTCCATGCTTTCACTTTTTAAGTTCAATTAAACGGATCCTTACTTTCTTATTCTGATAAGGATTTGACGGGCTGATGTGGCAATCATACAAATGCCCTAAACAGCAACCTATATCCATGCGCGTATGATGGTTGTAGATGCTTTTGAGTTTGTTGTAATACTCTGGATTATCTCCATTTAAAAACTCCACTAAATAGATATTTGTAGGACTGTAACGCATTAGATAAACCCGTGTTAAAAGACTGTTCAACAAAGCTAAATAATTATTTTTATATTCACACAATACATATAATTTAAAATTTTTTATATTTATCTGATAAATACATTTTCATTTAATTTTTCATCTAAAATTACACCATGTCGTTAAAGGCGAAGATTATTCAAGCATTAAAAGCCAAACACAAAAACAAAGGGTTTGGAGAAAAGGCATTCGATGCTGTTGCTACCTTTCTTGATGCAACCGTAACCGAAGAAACTGAAATTGATACCGCCATTGAAGGGGTAGAAGGTCTTTTAACAGGTTTTCAAGGCGATGCAGATGCACGCATCAATACTGCAATTGCAAAAGCCAAAACCGAAAAAGACAAAGAGGAAAAAGGTAAAGGTGGGGATGATACTGAGAAGGTAAAAACACCGCCAAATGAAGATGTACCAGAATGGGCGAAGGGGATGATTGAACTAAATAAAACTTTACTTTCAAAGGTAGAGGCTTTAGAAAAGGGCAAAACCACTGACACCCGAAAAACAGAACTTGAGGCTATTTTGAAAGACACGCCTGAATCATTCAGAAATATGAAACTGAAGGATTTTGGCAGAATGGTTTTTAAAGATGACACTGAATTTGATGCCTACAAAACTGAACTACAAGAAGGGTTGGAAGGTATGAAAGACATGTTTGGAGGTTCTCAAAGTTCGGAAAGTAAAACTCCTAAACCGGTGATGGCTCAAAAGGACAAATCAGGTGTATCAAGTGATACTCAAGCCTATATTGAAGCTCAAAAAGCCGCCAATGAAGGCAAAACACCAGCAATAGGAAAGCAAATTTTTTAACTTAAAATTTAAAACAAGCAAATGCAAAATTTCCGAGAAACGGATGCAGCCGCAGAAAAGGTTGTATTCGCTACCAAAATTGAGGATTTAATCGGAGGTGGTACAGTTGCAGTAGCTGATTTTGTAGACGGTTTTATAGTTCCGGCAGGTTCGGTCGTAGGTAAGGACAATAATGGTCTTTTCCATGTATTGAAAGTTGCAAAACTTACTACAGCAGCCGGAAATACTGATACTACTTATCAGGTAGCAAAAGAACATGGTTTCAAAGTTGGTGATTTTATTGCGGCCTTAACAGGTGCAAAATCCTACGCTATAACTGCAATTGATACAACTAATGCCGACTACGATATTTTAACTGTAGGGACAACTTTAGGGGTAGTAATTAACCAATATGATGGAATATTCCAGGCATCAGCACAAGCTACATCTAACACCTCTGCGTTCAAGTATACTCCTTTTGGGGTTACTGGTTCCAGAATTCAGTTGAATGCAGGTGATAACAACGTAGTAGATATTTGGATAAGAGCATCATTGTTTGCAGTAAATGCTCCTGTTGCTACAACACAGATAAAAGCCGCATTGCCTCAAGTCCTTTGGCTGTAAACCCATTGATTTCATTCATTTATTAAAATGTTCGACTTAAAATTATAACTGTAAAATGATAAAGTCATTAATTGATAAATTAAGTGAAAAGGATATAGAGGCAATCGTAAATGTTTATACATTATCAGAGTTCTATTTCCCTACACTTTTTCCTCTCAAATTCACTCCTACACTTAAATGGGAGTCGTTGGAGGCTGATTTTGGCGCACCTGTTGCGGGTGACGTTGTTTCGTGGGATTCTCGTGCGCCACGTAAAAGAAGAGAAATTGTTTCAAAATTGAACGGAGATATTCCAAAAATCAGTATTGCTCGTGAAAAAACCGAATCTCAGATGAATTATTACAATAATTTAAAGAGATATACGGATAGTGCAGCAAAAACAGAAATCCTTAACTGGATTTGGGAAGATCAGAAGTTCTGTTTTGATGGCGTTAATGCTCGTTTGGAATGGTTGGCTTTAAGAGCTGCATCAACTGGTAAAGTTGTATTGACAAATGCAAACAATGATGGCATCGTTACAGAGTCAAATGTTGATTTCTTAATACCAACTGCCAACAAAAAAGGTGCTACAGTCGCTATTACAATGGATAACGCTGCTACTTCAAAGCCAATCAAAGACATTCGCGCAGTTGTGAAATTAGCAAAAGACGCAGGTAAAAAGCTAAATTACATCTTCACTGACCAAGAGACTATCGATGCTATTCTCGCATCAGCTGAAACTGTATCATTCGTAGCGCCTTACATTGTACAGGCATTGAACCTGAATGCTACATTGAGCCTTGCTCAATTGAATACTGCATTAAAGGCGCAAGGTCTTCCTGTAATCGGTTTGGTTGAAAGCTTTATTCAAATTGAAATCAAAGGAGTGCGTACTCCAGTAAATCCTTGGGAGTCAGGTGTAATGTTGTTCTCTGAAATGCCCGTTTTAGGTAATACAGCTTACTCAAGATTGGCAGATGAGGATGTAGAAAGTTCAGTTGCTTTGAAGTACAAACGCGATCATGTTCTTATCAAACGATATGCTGTTGAGGAACCTTTGACTGAGGTGTGTTTGGCTATGGCTAATGCCTTCCCTGTACTGAACGGAGCCAAATCGAAATGGTTGTTAGACGCGACTCATACAACCTGGACACGTTAAAATGCTCATAGCTGACTACATAAAAAGCAAACTATCCAAGTTTAATATCACCTTAGATGATAATGAACTGGAAGGTTTGCTTTTGAAAAATAGCATCGCGCCTGATGAAGTCTACGAAGCTTCTAATACCCAAAAAGCTGACATAGCCTTGCATAGCTACATTCCTGAACTATTAGCCTTGCCGGATATATCCGAAGGTGGTTTCTCAATCAAATTCGATAGACAGGGAATTTTGGCCTATTACAAGATACTATGCAGCGATTTAGGATTAGAAGATAAAACGATAAGCAAGCAACCGAAAATCCGAAACATGTCAAGAAGACTCTGGTGATGTCAGTTCAATATCCATATACCCTGCAAAAATTAGTTGTTCCTGCCTCTACACAAGATGCACAGGGAAATTTTATTGCTGGAGTATCGGAATGGGTTGATGTAAGCCCTTGCCGGAATGAAGATGGTTCACAAAAAAAGTATCCTAAAGACGATGGTTCATACTTGTCTGCTACGCATCTGATTCAATGCCCGATGGGTGTTTTGGCATTAGCTGCAGGTGAACAAATAAGAGTAATTGAAACAGGTGGATTAGTTCGGTTGAAAGGTGAGGTAGTGTATTGTGACAAAGGCAAGTTTCACACAAGAATATGGGTATAGTGCCAAATTTCTCTCTCGCTGACATCAGAAAGCATCTGGAAAAAGCGCAAAATCGGATTGATAAAGCGGTTATCCAGGTTCTCAGACGATTAGGTGAGCTTTGTGTGGCAGAAGCGCGTGAAAACGGTGGATACACAGACCAGACAGGCAATCTTCGCAGCTCTATCGGGTATGTTATTGTAGTGAATGGAAGAATCGTTGAAAACGTTTTTTCAGAGGCTAACAAAGACGAGGGAGCTAAAGGGGAAAGTACTGGAAGATCTTACGCTGAAACGCTGGCAAAGAACTATTCAGGCGGGTATGTGCTCATTGTAGTGGCGGGTATGAGTTACGCGGCATCAGTAGAATCAAAAAGCAAGAATGTTTTGACCTCGGCAGAGAAGTATGCTGGAAAGAAATTGCCTAAGATGCTTGAGCAATTGAAAAAGAATATCGATAAAATGAAATGAAAACAACGGCTCATCAGGATAACATCTTATATAACTTAATCAATACATCTGCCCTGAAAACACTGGTTTTAGGTGGGTTGTACAAAGGTGAAAGGCCTTTGGATTCAAGAGAAGAAGATATAGTTATTACGAGCATGATGATTGGTGAGGGTACCTTACAAGAAGGCGTTGCGAATGTCAATATCTATATTCCGAAAAGTGTTGCAAATATTGGTGGCAAGAGTCAGACAATCAAAAATACTGCTCGTTGTGAGCAGGTTTTGATTGTCGCGATGGAAGTGCTGAAAGAGTCGTATGGTTCATATTATTCTTTATGGGCCTCAAGGCAACAGGATTTCGATGAGCCGGAAATCAACCAAACCCGGCTTAGTTTTAGAATAGAATTCAGAATTGATAGTTCAACTTAAAAATTAATCAAATGGGAAATTTAATAACCATTGGCCTATCCAAGATTGAAATTGGCGACAAAGCAGTTGATGAAGGTATGGGTACGACTTTAGCCACTGTTGGATACACGGCCGAAGGAAGCTGTACAATTGAAACAACTGATCCTGAAATTCAGGAGTTTTTCGCTGAAGAGGTGGATACAGCAATCCATACCTCTGCAAAGGGAGGAACTACAACCGTTACTTTTCAGTTAGCATCACCAGACCTTGACCAATGTGCGGCTGTGTTTGGAGGGACTGTAACAGGAACAGGAACTGCCAAAACATGGGAATACCCTGATGCAGTTACAGGCTTAGAGAAGTCAATTAAAATAACACCTAAAGAAGGGATTGTATTCAAAATCCCAAGAGGAAAAATGGTCCCTAAATTTACTGGCCAGTTTGGACGTGCAGATACCTTGAAAATTGAAGTATCTATTTCTGTCTTACAGCCTTTAAAATCTGGTGTTAAACCAATGCTGCTATCCTTGGTAGCTGGTGAATCATAAGCCAAACTCTCTTACTATCTAAAATGCCGTAGAAATGCGGCATTTTTTGATTAAACCCAAAATGCTATGAACGAAATTTTTGATGCACTACAAGCCGAAAAGAATGAAGGGGATTTGCTAATTGATAGAGGCTTTTTCTTTGAAGTGCCTAAAAAAAGTGTTTTAAAATGGTTTTCAAAGAAAAAAACACGTCGGTTTGTGATTCAACAGCCCTATGGCGGTGCGCTCGACATGATGAGCCGTATATTCCTGGATATTGAATTTGATGAAAATGCAATCAAAGATAACCCACTCACCGAAACTAAAAGACTTTCAATGCATGGCAAGAAATTAGCTCAGGCAATTGCTATTGCAGTGCTGGAGGATAAATGGAAAATAAAGCTATTCTCTGGCCTATTGACTTCCTATTTTTTCTGGCGAATCAAGCCAAATAATTTATTGACCATCATTATCGGATTAACCCAAATCAGTAATTTATCGGATTTTATCGCCTGTATTCGATTAGCGTCGAGGATAAGGACAACGAGCCCTCGAGTACAGGAAGAACAAGCGGCTTAAATAGCCCTTATGGCTCACGTGGTTCTATATGCGCACATTTTGGCTGGACTTATGAATACCTACTATGGGGTATTAAATGGGGAGTTGTACAGCGTATGATGGCTGATGCCCCGCAATATCATTATGAAAGTGAAGATAAAAGTGGAAAACCTAAAAACTTAAAACAGGCTATTAAATTGACTAATGAAAATGCGGCTGAGATGATGGAGTATTTGAATAAGTTGAATGCAACGCAATAAAATAAAGCCGGTATAATCCGGCTTTAATCTTCGATATTTCTTGTAGAAACTTTAGCGTAATAAAGAATTGCTCTTGTAATTACGTTGCTATAAGTATCTTTTTGTGCTTTCAGTATTTCAATGCATTCTTTGGGTAAGGTTATGGTAATAGGCTCAAAGTCCCTTTTCCGCTGCACGCGTTCTTTTTCTTTGAAGTTCCCTGCCCCTTGTCGGGCACCGCCTAAACCTTTCCCTTTTTCACCCAAAACTCTCAAACAAGCCTTTTGAAAGTTGTTATTATAGACTATCTTAAAGTGTTCGGCAATTTGTTTTGCTGTAAAGTCTCTATCTAAATAAAGGCTTTTAGCGTCTTTCTCATTTGCGATCAGGAAATCGCAAATCTGGGAGTAAGTCAGGGTTTTGAGTAGCATAATCAGACTGTTTCAAGGGATTTGTAAGGGTTTTTATCTTCTGTATAGAGATTGTCTAAGTCAGCTAAACTGGTGGCAGTATGTCTATACTCTTCTAAGTCGTACGATATTTTGTAAATTTGATCAGCCCCGTTTCCTCTAAAAACGTGCTCGGTTTTCCCGCCATCTCTCCATTTTTTCCAGAGCTTTAGGTTTCCTGATTCAGTTACTTTGCATGAATAACCCTTAATTGTCAATCCGTATGAAGATAAGGCGAGTATGATATTCCAAAGGTGTTTTTCAGAAATATCACGCTGTCCTGTCATAGCCTTGGATAGTGTCGTAAAAGGCAAATCAAGTGCCCTTTCAATCGCATTGACTGAAATAAAAGGGTGTGATTTTAAGAAAGTAATTATTTCTTTTGAATATTTTTTGTTAGCTTGCATATTCTTAAAAGTTTTAATCCCCTCGGAGATGTAGCAGCATCAAAGAGGGGATTTTTTGTTTTTATCTTAATAGTTGCGCCAATTCGTCATTTATTTCAGAATAAGCCTCACCCGCAGTTTCAAAAATGCTTTTATCAATCGAGTAATCCAAAATATCAGAACTTTCAATAAAATAGGTTTCTTCCCAGTTCTCATCTTCTACAGCCTGTGCAATTTGTGATGATTGAGCATCAGACGGAGCATCATCTTTATGAAAGAAATACACCGTTTCATTTGGATCTGAACCATCTAAGGTTAAAAGATTCCAGGTACAATCGTTTGAACCTGCTGTAGTTTTTACTACGAATACTTGTGGAGATAATGATAATTTTAACATTTTCTTAAAAGTTTACGTTACCTGCTTCGTTGCTGATAACACTATAAAGGTAAGAAGAATATTCGAATTGCCATAATATTATGGCAATTATTTTTATCAAAACAGAAAGATTCTTTATAAAATCCTATAATTATTGGAAAAGTACAACAAAAAAAGCCTCCTGATGGAGGCTAATATCCTTAATGGTGCGATTGATTGGGGAGGTAAAAAGCTCAAAAGGCTCTTTCTATTTCAATTCCCTATGGTGCGATTGAGGCAATATTACAAAACAAAAGTATTAAAAACAATATTATTTTATATTTCCTATAACCCCCCCGCTCTCAAATCACTTCCACTGTCAATTTTTTTCAATCGGTTATCTATGCTTTCCAGATACTTCAGATAATCAGAATTAACAGCGATTTTTGAAATACCTAATAGAATATTCCTTGAAACATCTAAATTGACTTTTGAAACTTCAAGATGTTGTGCGCCTGTAATACGAAGGGCATTGAACTGTCCTTCCAATACGCCGGCTGTTTCTTCTGACATGCCTTTAATTGCACCAGAGAGACTACTGCCGGAGCCATCTGATTTTTTGAAGATTTCTAAACCAGTGGCTTTTTGTATCTGTTCTTGTACTTTCTGAAATTCTTCAAATCCTGCTTGAAGTTTTGGCAGGCCGTATTTGTTCAGGCGTTCCAAATCATCCAGAATTGACATATCCCCCGTATTTGAATAAGAAGCCTGCACTTCCTGTGCAAACTGATCAATCACTGGTTTAATGAATTGAACTTTGATAGAGTCTGTTACAATGTTTTCAATCACATCTGCAACAGTGTTTCCAAGTGCGTATGCAGCAGTTTCACCGGATTTGAAAGCATTGACTAAAGCATCTGTTAGATTATTACCTATTTCCCCTGTGAGGTCTATGATTGAGTTTTTTAGTTGTTCATTGGCCTCAATCATTTTCTCTTGCCAATCAATTGCATTTTGCAGGAGTTTAGTAGTTTCATCGTCTAAGGCATTCGTAGCAACAAGGCTTTTGGCTAATTCCAGATTTAATTGTTTGGTGCCATCAGGTAATACTTTAATTAGATCTCCATATTTTTCAAGTAAAGGGCTAAGTTTATCTCTTGTTTCTACTCCTTTCAATGCGCCAAACACGCCTGTAAGAGCTCCTTTCAGACCTTCCAAAACATTAATTCCGTAGGTTGTGCCATCTTTCGCTTTACCTCCAGATAAGGTATTTAATGCCTCATCGAGTTTAATTGCTGCGTCAGCCTCTGCGCTTAAAGAATCAGCAATTACAGAACCAATAGGGCCTTTATAAAGCGAGTTCTTTTGTGATTTCAAGCGTATTTCATCGTTCAGAAGTATATTATACGCTGCCTGTTGAGCAATCACCAAATTGTAGTAATCTCTGTTTCTCTGCTTGTTTTGCTGAATTACATTTCCTAAATCATTCAAAAACTCAACCCCTTGTTGAATAACGAGGGAATAGATATTTGCACTGATTTCTTTTTGTGTAGATTTCAGTGCCTTTGTAGCTTTTTCAATTTCTGCTACAGATGATTTTGGATTATTAATTATATTAGATAAGGCTGATTGTTGCTTAGTGAGCTTGCTTAATTTGGAAAGATTTTCCATTTGCTGGGCTGCTACTGCAATTATTTCGCCAAGCTTACCTATTCCTCCAATAATTCCTCTGGTTTCTATTTTGATGCCTGCAAGAATTCTGGAGATATTAGAAAAATAACTTAGGTTATTATCTAATAATTGGTTCTGATAATCCAATAATTGCTGTTGAAAATCTTTATATGTCTCTGTTTGTTCGAGCCCAGATTTTCCAGTTTTCTTGTATTCGTCCTGTAATTCTTGCAAGGCCTTTTTAGTACTCTCTATCCGGCTTTTCAAAACTGTATTATCTCCACCAAGGATAATATTTTGCAATTCCTGATAGCCTTTAGAGTTTTTCAGAATAGCTTGAGCATCTGATTCAGCAAGTTCAGCAAAAGCCTTTTTTTCATCTTGATTGATTTTATCAAGTGCTTCTTTATTGTTTTTGATTCTACCAGCCGAAGTCTCAACCTCTAACTGATCCCTGAGATCTTTATAGTATTTCTCAATAGCAAACCTTTTTGTCTCAAACAAATTTGAATCATTGAAGTACTCCACTAATACCCTTTTTCTTTGCTTCTCTGCCTCCAACCTTTGAGAAACCAAAAACAAAATCTTGTCTGTATCAAAAGGACTGATTTTAGTCTGTTCAGTATTAAAAAATGCGATTTGCTCAGTTAGGGAACCAAGAGATTCAGAAGCGTCAAGAATCTTTTGCTTATACTTTTCAAAACCTCCGTTGATGTTTTCTAATTCCTGTTCAAAACGAACTAACTCCTGATAGTCTGTATCTTCAACAGCTACTCCTACATTGATTTTATTGCGTAAGCCTTCAATCTGATTTTGCAGGTATTCCTGAATAGTGCTACCTGATTTTATGAGTTCGACAAATTGTTTATCAGCGGTTTCTTTGTTTATCTTGACAACCCAAAGGCTGTATAATTCATACTGCTTTTTCTTTTCCTCTAATCCTTGCTCAAAAACCCTGGTATCTTCATTCTTTAACTGAATAAGATTAGCTCGGTCTTTGTCGCTTGCCTTGCCACTGCCTATTTTAGCTTCTAAAGTGCTGATTTGGCTTTTCAGATACGCACTATAACTTTCACCTGATTTCAATAAATCAGCAAGATCCTGATTAGCAACTTGTTGACCTTTTAATTTTACCCATTCAGTATATTGATCATAGAGTTTCCGTTTTTCTTCTAAGGTTTCATCGAAAGTTTTTATTGATATTCTCTTATTGATTTCTTCAATTTTTTTATCAGCTTCCAGTTTTTGAGCTTGCAACTTCGCTAACTGAGGTTCTTTACTTTTGTCGAAAGGATTGATTTTCTCAATCAATTCTTTGGCCTTTTTCTGAATTCTTTCCCAATAAGATAAACTACCAAATGGAGTGATTTCTTCTCTTTTAGGTTTGGTAGTTAGTTTATTGTACAAGGCATCTAAAGCTTTATAATCAGATGATTGTATTTTCAGATCAGATTTTATCTGTTTAATTGCTTTTGCTAAGTCATCGATTTGATTTTCGGTTATGGCAAGACTCTGTAACCCTATCAATCCTTTAACATCTCGGTTTTCAACTGCTTTTGATAGCCCAATAGCAAAATCAAATTTATCTTTTCCTAATTTCCCCCGCAATTCAGCCAGATTATTATCTACCTTGTTGATGTCGGCAATAAGATTTTGAAGGCTCATTTTTCGAAGAATATCTTCTATGAAACCCGCCTCTTTTTTAACCGAAACAAATGGCGGCAAAGTAGATTCTATCCGATTCTTGGTTTCATCTAAATTATTCTTGATGGCTTGATAATGCTTTATTTGATCTTCCAGAGGAGTATTAGCCTTATAAAATAATTCTTTTTGCTCTTTTACTTTTATATTCAGAGTCTCAACTTCAATATTTGCTGCTTGTAGATCTGTGATTGCTTGAGCTAAATCAATAATATTACTATCGTCTGCTGTTTTCTTTAATTCTTCGACTTTAGCTGTTAAATCTTGAACCTTGACTATAGCTTTTCTATATTGGTCTTCAGCTTCTGATACATTTATCTCATCAAGAACTTTATTGAGTTCTTTTTGGGCTTCAATAGCATCTTTCTTTTTATAAGTATCAATATCCATTTCTTTGTATAAAGTTGGATACATCTCTTTTAACTTCTCAAAAGACTCTAATTGTTGAAAGCGCGTAGCTGTTTCACTTCGAATAGCATTTACGAGGTCGTTTGTTGTCTTTGCTAGCTCCTCTTTTTGTTTCTTTGATTGATTTTCTGCTTCTGTGAGATTTCTTTGGGCAACCTCTGCTGCTGATAGATTTTCAGTATAGGTAAACACTGCCACAGCTAAGGCAGTAATAGCAGCAGCTACAATCGCATAAGGATTGGCTTTAGAAACCAGATTAAACCATAATTGAGCATCAGCGGCTGTTCGAATGCTTTTAGCCAGGCTTAACCATGCCGAGATTGTACCAGCAGCAGCAGAGGCCCCTTGAATGACAGAAGTCGCAATAACAGCAGCTTTGTATATGCCATAGGTTGCAATCAAAACCTTCAATATTTTTACCACTTCCTCATAATTGTCAACTACAGACGTAGCTCCTTTAATGATTTCGGCCAAAGTTCCTTCCTGGCTTTTGCCTAAATCATTAAACATCCTATCCAGCGCATCTTTGAAGTTCGATATTAAACCTGTGAGGCTTTTAGACTGCTTTTCTGTCAACCCCTCAAAAATACCGCCTGCGCCTGTCATATTAGCAAATGCTTGCTCAACCTCTTTAAATCCTACTTTACCTGCTTCTACGAAGTTATTTACTTCAGCTGTATTGATTTTCAAGACTTTGGCGAGTTCCTCGTAAATCGGTATGCCTCTACCTGCAAACTGCCTGATGTCTACTGCATAGGCGCGGCCTTGCGTTCTGAGTGTACCGTATAAATAGATTAAATCACCTAAAGGCGCACTTACGCCGGCGGCTATATCTCCTAACCGTTTGATTTCACCTATCACTTTTTCAGCAGATGAACCATAGGCTAATAGCTGCTTGGCTCCTGTGGCAACCTCTGATAAATTGAAAGGGGTTTTACCTGCGAAATCTACTATTTGTCCCATCAAAGCATCGGCTTTCGATTTCGACTTCAGCATGGTAGTAAAGGCTATTTCTAACTGCTGAAATTCGCCTCTGACCGTTACGATTTTAGAAGCGAAAGCTTTGAGCTCATTGGCTGCTAAATAGCCACCAATGACACCGCCAAGCTTTTTATAGATTTTTTCAATTTCATTAGCTTCCTTTTTTGCATGGGTTGTAGTATTTCTTATTGCATTAATTATCCTTTGAGTTCCTGCCTCAAAATCAGTCGTTTTCAGGTAAGCATTAAAATCTAAGGGCCCGCTTCCGTTTGGCATGGCTTTATATGTTTAAGTGAACAATTTTGTTATTACTATATAAATATAAAATTACTATTTTTATATGTATGAGATAAATATATATTATATATTTGTTGAGCAATGAAATGAAAAATGCCCGAAGAGATTTTTACAGAAATATCAGGTACTGAAACCTCAGGTGTGACCTATAAAATTGACAATGTCAGTTTTGCTTCATTGGGTGTTTATGTCATGAAAAGTGTTGGTATGCAGGATATGCCTACAATGAAAGAACCTTTGATAATAGACTGGCCGGACGGGCATGGATTGCAGGTTGACTTAGTTGTGCCTCGGTATAATGCAAGAGAGATAGAATTAGACTGTTTTATCAGGGCGGCTGGCAAATTAGATTTCTTCAATAAGGTTCGTACTTTCCTGCAATCCCTTCAAAAGCCTGAATTATGCAAGTTAGAGTTCTGGATGTCTGATAAGCCAGTGATCTATATGGTATATCTGGCTGATGGTGTGAATATTGAAAAGCAATGGCGGGCAAATGATATGTTTGGCACTTTCACACTTAAGTTGATAGAGCCTTCACCTGTCAAGAGACTGTTGAAACGTACAGGCAGTGTATCTGTTCTGAGTTTCTCCTCTGAAAATCCGATTGATATATACTGGGGCGATGGAACGAAAGACCTTGGCAAGTTTGGAGAGGTGAGTATTACACATAGTTATAGCAGTTCAGGTACTTATTATATTTTAATATGTGGCGTGATTGAGGAGATTGAGGATTTTGAAACTGATGCGAGTTTTGTATGGAGCAAATTCTGATATACAAACCCAATGGAGATTCAGAAGCTATTAATTCTAATAGCCCAATTGGTGGTATCAAAGAAGCCACGCATAGAAAAGTGCTTTTAGGGGAGGATGTCATAACCATGACGGTAGAATCTGCAATAGCCCGGAACTTTGGAATAGGCGATTATATCAAAATATTAGATCTGCCTACCTACAAAATCAATCAGATACCAGTTGTAAGAAAAAATGCAGCAAGGAATTTGGTATATGACCTTGTTTTTGAAGGTTTACAATATGATCTGGGGAGAGTATCCTATAGAAATACTGATATAAGCAGTTTTAATAACTCGTCAGATTTTAGTTTGATCGGGGATATTGAGATGTTTTTGAATGTATTGATTAATAATGCCAATCGGGTATTTGGTGCTGATAAATGGGCATTAGCTACTTTTCCGGAAAATACGGAAACCAAAAATTTACTATTCAATAACGAAAACTGTTTATCTGTCCTTCAAAGGCTTTGTGATGAATATAAATACCAGTTTACCATTACTGAAACCCCTTTACAAAAGCTCTTACACGTCAGAGAAGTAGGTGAAGCACTGGAATATAATTTCATGTATGGACAAGGAAAAGGCCTTTATTCGCTGTCGAGAGAAAACGTAGACAGCAAAAACATTGTAAATACCCTTTGGGCGTATGGTAGCACCAAAAACCTGCCTGCCACCTATAAAGACAATTCTCCAAGGCTAAGATTAGGGTTAGATGAGGATTTGCCAATCCTCGAAGTTACTTCAAGAACGGCATACGGCATTTTTGAAGGGAGTGTCACTTTTGAAGAGGTGTATCCACACCGAACAGGGGTAGTTTCAGCAATCAATACAGAAAACAGATTTGAGTTTGTTGATAGTGCGATGGATTTTGATTTGAATGCTTCCAGTGGAGGAAATACACTTTATCTGATACCCGGAAACGTAGCGAAAATCATTTTTCAGACAGGGAATCTGGCCGGCTATGAATTTGAGATTGAAAAATACGTGCATAGCACAAAAAAGTTCACGCTCAAACAAAACAAAGACCCGAAAGGCATTGATATGCCCTCAGCGACGGAATCGGCCTTCCAGATTGCCACAGGTGATACTTATGTGATAGTGGATATTGTTATGCCTCAGTCATATATCAATGCGGCTGAATCAGAACTGGAGGCAAAGGCACTGGAATATCTGGAAAATAATTCGGTACCAACCGTCAAATACAGCCTTGAGCTTGATGAATTTTTTATCAAAAGTACAGCTGAAACGCTCAATGTATTTGAAGTTGGGGATACTGTCAATATAGAAGATGTTGCACTGAATATCAATTCACGAATCAGGATCATTGAATATACAAGAGATGTGCTCAGGCCATACAAGTACAGTCTTGTTATCAAGGATACACCGCAAAATAATGCTGCCAGACGGTTTATAGTTCAGAATAACTATATCAGAGATTTTATGAAGTTACAGGGTCTTGATGACCCTACCAAGGCCCTGACAAACTGGAGAAGTGATACGCAGATATTATCTGAGATACCGAGGCATTTGAACGAAACAAAGCAACTCCCTATCGGGAGTAAGTCGGAGAAGATAACGTTAGGTAATGGTGATTCAATTACAAGTTTTTTGGGCGGTGTGGAGATGACTAATGTCATTGGTGGCAGGGCAAAAATCGGGACAGATCTATTGCAAAGCAATACAGATTATACTTTCAAATTCCCGGACGCGAATCCAGATGGCATAACCGTGTTAAATGACTGGAATTATATCGTATCAAAGCCAACTTTTTTTTTTCAGCAGGATACACCAGCAAGCACATGGACGATTATTCACGGGATAGGAAAAAAAGTGATCTGCCAGGCATTTAATATTTCAGGAGAACAGGTATTTGGCAAGATTCAACACATCAGCGATAACGAGTTACATATAACATTCAATACTCCAGAAACAGGCTACGCACTGTTGATGGGTATCTAACAAATAAGGCAATGGCAGATATAGATTATCTAAGTAATATCAATCTCAATCAGAATCAGATTATTAATGTGGTTCTTGATACAAGGTCCTCAGCTCCTTCAACTCCTGTAACAGGTCAGGTTTATTACAATACCGTTGATAATGCCTATTATAACTGGAATGGCACTACCTGGATAAATATCGGGGGTGATATTACTGCAGTGACTGCCGGGAACGGGCTTACCGGAGGTGGTACTTCCGGCGCAGTAACGCTTGCTGTTAATGTGGATACTATTACCCTTGAAATCAGTTCTAATGCCGTACGTATCAAAGACGGAGGGGTAACAGCGGCAAAGTTAGCTTCTGATGCGGTTACAACCATCAAAATAACTGACAAGAATGTAACATTTGCGAAGATACAGGATATACCTACCATGACTGTGATCGGTCGTACAGCAGGTGGCTCCGGAGTGCCATCAGCTATATCTATTTTGAACGAGAATGACATGGTTAGTAATAGCTCAACAGGCCTTCCCACGCAGTCGAGTGTAAAAACTTATGTTGATGGTAGAATAGCAAGCATAGGTACTCTTCAAGGGGGTTTCGATGCCAGTGTAGCTACCAATCTTCCTGGTACAGGGTCTACCAAAAAAGGTGATTACTGGTATGTGACGGTGGCAGGAACTGTGCAATCACAGGTTTTCAATGTAGGTGATGTAATTGTGGCTAATCAGGATGCTCCAACAGTTACCACACCCGGCCATTATATATTTCTTGAATCGAACAGAGGCCAGGCAAGTACTTCTGTGTTGGGCTTGACTACCTACGCAACCAATGCCGAAACACAAACAGGCACAGAAACACTAAAAGCGGTCACGCCTGCCGGGTTAGCTTCTCTTACTGCTTCTGAAACACGGGCAGGTTTAGCAGAAATAGCTACGCAGACTGAAACTAATACAGGCACAGATGATGTAAGGTACATCACGCCATTGAAATTCAAAACGTTCTTCGACGCAAAAGCCGGGGCTTATGTTGCGAATATTGGCAATGGTTCTGCTACAGCAATAGCGGTAACTCATAGCCTTGGGACTGTAGATGTGGCGGTAGAAGTTTTCAGGGTTTCTACAGGTGCAACAGTTTTTGTAGATGTTGTTCGTACCTCTACATCAGTCGTAACACTTAATTACAATACAGCACCCTCAACAGGACAGTTCAGGGTTCTTATCAGAAAAGTCGTAGCATAATGGATTTCAGAAGCGACCTAAATATTGATGGAAAACTAACTGTTGCTTCCGTAGCTACGGAGGCGACTTCGTGGGATGCTTTGTTTCGTAGCTCTTCCGGTGATGTTACCAAGCGTGTATTAGATACGATGGCCTTGCAAAGCACAGGAAGCTACTACGACAAAACAGCTTCTGATGCGCGATATTGGACAATGGGCGGCAATGCCCTCAGCAATACAACAAAATTAGGCTCGACGAACAATTACAATATCCAGCTCGTACACAATGATGTTCTGGCTGCTACTATCCGCTCAGAGGGTATTGCTGATATAAAAAAAATAGTTGTTGGGCGTGGGCCTGGTGCTTTTGATACTTTTGAGGCTATTGCCGCCTTCGGCGGTAACGTGATCATTGGCGGTTGGAACTCAACTGCCCAGAACAGCTATGACCTGAACATGATTGCGCATACGACTCAGGATAACCCCAACAATGCTTCAAGAAAAAACCGGATTAAGTTCGGATACTACAGCGGTGCTGATTTTGCGAACCGATACAAGCGTAGTATAGAATACTGGCGTTCGGATGATAGTTTGGTCATTGGCTCTTATAGCACTTTAATTGGAGACCTCGCAACTACAGCGCCTACCGAGCTTAACTCAATATATATTAGTTCCGAAGGGAATATAGGTATTGGCACAGCATCTAATGCGGTTAATTCATTAAGCCTGAGTACCTATATGACTGGGGCGTCGTCTGTTGCCGCATTTCTTAATAATGGTCAGATAAGAACAGGGGTTACCGGAACAGCGACATACTTTCAGACATTAGCTAACACACAGGCGACAAGTTTCAGCCTAAATGCACTTGTTCATTACAGTGTCGGACAAGGCACTTTCGGTGCAGGGAGCACCGTCGTAAATCAATACGGGTTTTTAGTAGACAGTTCTTTAACAGGAGCTACTAATAATTTCGGGTTTCGTGGGAACATTCCTGCCGCCACGGGGCGATGGAATTTGTACATGGTTGGCACTGCTGACAATTACCTTGCCGGGAATCTTGCCATCGGAACTTCTAATACGTTGACAGGATATATCTTGCGCATAACAAAAGGTTTATCAGGTGCCGCAACCTCTTACGGGGTATCTGCGGAGTTGAATGTTCAGACAGGTGTAACAAGCGCCAACATTTTTCTGAGTAGTATAACAACGGCCGGAGATGCTAATGTAACTACGCTCAGACATTTTGCAGCTGCACAAGGTACATTTTCCGGCTCTGTTACGACACAGATTGGCTTTCATGCTTTAGCGTCTCTGACAGGTGCAACCAATAACTACGCATTTTATGGGGATATTTTCTCAGGTTCGGGAAGATGGAATCTTTTCATGAATGGAACGGCTAATAACTATATGGCTGGGGGCTTAGGAATTGGAACAACGGCAATAGGTGGTTATCATCTCAGAATAGGACGGGCGTTTACTGATTCGTTTTCTTATGGCATACGCATAGACGGACAAATTCAATCACCTGTAACAAGTGGTGTCAATTTTTTCAGGAGTGACTTGTCTACACAAGCTGCCGCTTTCAACGTTAACACAGCTATTCATTACTATGCCGTTCAGGGTGCAATCGGTGAAGGTAGCTCAGTGACTAATCAGTTTGGTTTCCGGGTTGATGGTGGTATGGTAGGTGCCACGAATAATTATGCTTTTTATTCCACAATACCCGAATCGGGCAATAGCAATTGGAATTTGTTTTTACCTGGAACCGCTCCTAATTATACAGCTGGCGCTTTTGGCATTGGTGGGACGGGATTTACAGGGGTGAATTTCCGTGTTTCAAGACCTATTAGCGGCTCGAGTACAAGTATTTCAAGCTGGGTGAACGGACAAGTGCAAAATACAGGTGGAACTACAAATGCCTACTACCATAGAACGGATTCCTCTATTGCCGGTGATGTTTCCCTGACAACGCTTTTCCATTATGCAGCACTTCAAGGAACTTTCACGGGGTCAGCAACAAACCAGATGGGTTTTTCTGTCGGGTCTTCACTAACAGGAGCCACTAATAATTACGGTTTTCATTCAAATTTAGCCTCTTCATCCGGAAGATGGAATTTTTATGCTGCGGGGACTGCTGATAACTATTTTGCAGGCAATACAGGTTTTGGGGTTACAAATCCTACCTATAAACTGGATGTTGCCGGAACAGGGCATTTCACGCAGAATGTAACATTTGATGCAAATGCCATTTGTGCCACTGCCCCTACAAGTGCTAATCACCTGACAAATAAGGCGTATGTAGATAGTCTTTCTTTTGTCAAAAGGGGAGATACTGTCAAAACTATTTCGCTGGCAAATATCACCCTTTCAGGAACACAAACAATTAACGGCGTGTCAGTTATAGCAGGGGATCTGGTATTGGTAGCCGGACAATCAACAGCCAGTCAGAATGGAGTATATGTCGTAGCGGCCGGGGGTTGGTCCCGTTCGACTGCCAACGATTCTGATAGCGAGATTAGAGGAGCCTATCACCTGGTTACCCACGGCACCTATGCCAATCAAAGGTATATTAACACTAATCCGACTACCATTACAGTGGGTACAACTGCCATTACCTATGCGCTTGATTTTGGTTCGGAAACTGACCCTATCTGGAATGCTTTCAAGACAGACCAGGATATTACGCCGACGCGAATCGGACAATGGAATACGGCATATACATTTGCCTCTACCTTAACCTCTACGAGTGCACTTACTGAGGGCTCTAACCTGTATTTTACAACCGCGCGTGTTTTAACTACCGCCTTGACAGGTTATTCAGTCGGTTCAAATACTGCGTTAGCTGCTGGCGATACAGTCTTGCAGGCATTTCAGAAAGTACAGGGACAAATAAATAGCCGATTGGTGATAGGCGGAAATACCGCAGGATCAGCAATCACGGTAGGCACAAACGATGCTTTTGACTTTTCTCTTGAAAGAAACAATGTTACTCAGGTCACTTTGAAAAGCACCGGAACAGAGTTTGCAAGTGATGTGAATTTTCTTGGAAAACTTAAAATAGCAGGCAGTACAGGTGTTGACCACCAGTTTCTCAAATATAACGGTAGTTCCAATGAATGGGCTTACCTGAATACAGGAGAATTGCAGGACAAGAACGACATTGTAATGCTTGACACCTATAACGGTGAACGAGGATTTCAGCTATATTCTGATAATACAAAAGCATACGCAAATGCCCTTGTTTTCTCTAATCAGGATGCAGGTATTGCACTTGGATTGCATGGTTATTCTGTAGGAGATTCAGATGTAGTTAAGGAATTTGGAATACAGTTAGATGTTGATGGGTATCTCTACCACAGGAAATTAGATGGCACACGTTCACGTATTGCGACTATTGATATGGTTTCAGGGGGAAATAATGGCTATATTGTTGATGGAGGAACATCATATAATGGACTTACTATGACAATGACAAGTAGTAATACTCAGTACCCAAAACTCTTTTTTAATGACAATAGACCCGGGATATATGGATTTACGAGTGAAGTATATGGAGGATTGCCATACATGGGACCAGGCAGTTCTGGAAATATACACTATGGGTTGAATTTGAACGCTTATGGAGGAGGGCATATCACAATAGGCACTTATGGAGTGGATAATATTGGAGTTCCCGGACAAATAAACCTGTTTGGGAAATTTAAACTAAATGATGCTTATTTCAATTTTCCATCCGGGTCAGGATTAGGGGCATTATCTGGTGCAAGATGTGTACTTAGATTAACCCCTAATGGAAGCGGCCAATACACAATAACACTTGAACAAGAGTAAACAATAACCAAAAAATAAACAAAACATCTTATGGAATTACAGAATTTAGACAAAGAAATGGTCAATTTTCTCACAGAGAAGCCTTTTCCTACTGAAATAGAAGGCACTAATCTAACCTATCGTAGGGCAATTGTTTTAGCTGCGTTAGCTCCGGTTTCTGAAAAAGAAACTGATGAAAAAAAGTTCAATAAATATATGTTGGCCACAAAAATTCAAAAAGAGGAGAAGCCTGACCTATCAACGGTAGAGGTTGCAGAAATTAGAGCAGGTTCTACCGTTCAGTGGCCAGCGGTAGTCCATGGCGCGTTGGTTGAATACTTAGAATCACAAGCCTCTAAAAAATAAAAAATATATTTATATGGCAACTTCCAAGCCCGAATTTCAGAATATCGTACTAAAGGATAGTGGTAATAACTTTTGCGGACTATACAAAAGTAGAATAGTACCCGTAACCGGTAGTGCCGTTACACAATACTACTGGCTACCTACTAATAGTAGTGGTGATATTGCTGATTTTCGGGTAAATATTATGAATGGCACATTTGGCTCTGATTCATCAGCCATTGCAAGCAAGCCGTCAGGATTCAATACCTATACAGATGCCTGGCCAGTTACCAAATACCTGTCTTACATGAACCTATACCCATTCCAGGATATAGGTCAGTTTCAGACAGGGGTAGGGCAGTTTATTTCTGAGGGGGCAAACAATATACTTATTCCAGTACTTTGGTCTGACGTATTTGAATCTTATAGTACGCCCTCAACAAAGAGACAAGACCAGAACCTTAACTCGTCGTATGATAAGCAAAATCAGGCTGTTGATTTCGTAAAGAACAATTACCCTAATGCAAAAATCAGTTTATTAATATGGTTAAAAATGAATGCCGGAAGAATACCCGGTTTCTGGGGAACAGCAAACAATGAAAAAGATTGTTTTGGTAATGATTTGGGGATTGAAGGATATGGAGATGCACATGCTCCCTTATCTGACAAAACAAATGGTTCCGGTCGTAGCATGATGTTAGACTTTTTCACAAAGGCCACCAATTACTATGCGAACAGGTTAGGAGCACAGTTTAATTATGTTATCCCTGCCATCACCCAACAAGCCGAATATGGATTCAATTACGAAAATGGAACAGGATCCAAGTTTAAGGCAATTATTGGTTATTCAAATGTTACCAAAGCTGCTTTCAGGACCTGGTTATTTGATGGGGTCAATAATCCGAATGCTTATGGAAGCCTTGGAGCACTAAATTCTGCCTGGGGTATATCGCATGGTAGCACAGGAGATATTCAGCCGCCAAATACCGGATTAGCACAAGGAACGCAGGATGTGCAGGGATTGAATGCGGTCTTTGCTTCACGCCGAGGTGTAGACTGGTATTTGTTCAGAGAAAGCATGTTATACGATTTTTGCAATGATTGCAAAAGTGCGGTTACATCGGCAAATTCAACCTATAGCACCAATATCAAACTGGTATTGTCTTTCGGTGGTGTTTCGCCCAATGATGAGTTGGTTCCTATGAGGGCCAGTTATGATGTAATCAAGTGGGGGCAGATAAGTAACGGACTAAAAACCGCCTTTGCTTCGGATAATCGTTTCAACGATGTTTCATTGACGCTTGATTTTGTTCAGAATTACCCTAACAAGCTCATGACTGAGTTACATCATATAGATTATGGGTCACTCAATGGATTGAATGTTCCTGTTGTTGAACCTAATATGCTTCAGTCAGGAGAAGATGCAATAGCAAACGGAGTGAAAGACCTGTTATTTATTTCGGCTCCTTTTCAGGGGCAATGGCATGATATGACCTTACGGCTGCTTAAGGCTCTGAAACCTGTTTTTCTGAGAGACAACAGCAATTCAAGAACGGGCATTGTCAACGGATTAGCTAATATCAGCCTAAGCGAATTATTGTACACTGGAAACATCGCAGGAGGTATCAATAAATGGTCTGTTGGTGGGGGACGAAGAGGAAACCGCATTAATATTAATTTTGACAATAGTACTGCCTTTGCCGGAAATGCGGATTATCCTCTTACTTTTCAGTATATGCCTAATCAGATGTACTACCTCAGACAGGAGGATATTAAAAATTCTTACTACGGATTCAGGTCTTCACAAGATGAAAGTAACGGCAAGCCCTATACCGCAAGGCAACAGGATTATAATCTCAATAGAGTGCCTATACTTCTCACAGCGTTCGGCATCACCTATAAAGCCGGCACCAAAACGTATAGTACGATTGAAATAGTAGACCAGTCAGGCGTGAAATGGGTAAAAGTGGTACAGACTTTTGGGGTATATACCTCTGAAAACGGGGTAAACTATTCTAATAACCACCCTGAATACAGGTTCTTGGATAACCCTAATTTGCCTGAGGATTGTCGTTTCTGGTTGCCCAAACCCTCTTCAGGTAATTATTATGACATAACTATAAACGTCTATGGTGCTGCCTGTATGTTTGAGGTATATCACGCAGATGATACCGCACCCGGTGGCATTGCATACAGTTCGACAAGGGTAAATTCAGATGCCGCAGGTAGTTCACGGACTATCAGGGTGTACGGTAGTCAATTAACACAAACAAACGTTAATCAACGGGTATTGAAAATTAACAATAACCGCTGGGACGTATAAAAAACAAACGTTCAACTTAAATAAATAAAAATGAAAAAACTCCTGTTTATAGGGCTATTTGCCCTTACAAGCCTGTTGAGTACTGCTCAGAATCTTGTGCCTAAAACCTTTGCCAAGGCCTATGTGATTTTTCCTGCAAACAATTCTTTTTATACCTGGTATGAAGTTGAAAATGGGACTGTGCTTGTCAATGAAGCGACTATTGCAGAATCTATTACTATCAATGCCAGTTCGCTTAAATTAGTAGGTTTTACAACGCCTCAATTTATTAATCCGAATATCTGGGATTTTGTCAGCAAACCGTCATTGCCTCAAGCCCCTGTAATAGTCAATCCTCAACCTGACAATCAGATAGGCAATGTAAAGCTCAATATACCCGGATATGCTGAGGTATCAGACATTTTCCTATCAGAAGAAATCCTGAAACACAAAGACCCTAACAGGTTGAATATTCAATTAGCTACGCATAGCATCAGCCTTGGTGAAAATATCGGTGAAAAGCGATCAATAGTTAACTACAAAATCACCGACCAGACAGGAAAGGTTTGGGTAGAGGTATTTCAGAAACAACCGACAGTAGAGGGGCGGTTGGGCGGGCTGTTTGGAAATAATCATCCTGATAAACAATACCTACCTCAACTATCAGAGGATTGTAATGTATTTCTGCCTTTAGGCAATATTTATACGATTCAGGTAGAAAACAGAGGCGATTTAGTGGTAGACTTCTGGGTGCATTTCCCCTGGAGTTCGGACGGCACCGAACGAAGGTTGCACCGGGAAGATTTAGGGTCTGGAACTGCCTATTATAGTATTGATACTAATCTGCTTGGATTGCGTGATATGCCAGATTATCAAAGGACCATCAAAATCAACGTCAATGGAAAATTATAAAGAAATAGCTATTTTGGCGTAGTGGTTTTATTTGCTGCTTGCATTGTGCTTTTTGTGTTACTCTACAGATCCATGCAGGATAATGCTACGCTACAGTATCAGAATGCCTGTTTTACGGCTGAATCGGCTCAGGAAAAGACATTTACTGAGATTTATCATGAATTGGAGAAGGTACTTGAGGCTGTCAAAAATCAAAAAATCTGTCAATCATGCAATTATCAGAAAAAGGGTTAGCAGAAATAAAATCATCTGAAGCATTCAAAGCAAGGCCTTATCAGGATAGTGTAGGCATCTGGACAATTGGTTATGGTAGTACCTTTTATCTGGACGGGAAAAGGGTATCAAAATCAGACCCTCCTATCACTGAAAAGCAAGCTGAACTTTTATTGCTTGAGGTATTCAAAAAGAATTATGCAGGGCATATACCCGATGGATTGAATCAGCATCAGTATGATGCTATCGCTTCTCTGATCTATAATATTGGTTCAAGAAATTTCAATCTTTCGACGCTTAAAAAGAAAATACTTCTCAACCCAAATGACCTATCAATAAAAGCCGAATTCCTCAAATGGAATAAAGGTACCAAAAGTGGCAAATTGGTAGTAATAGATGGATTGACTAACCGTAGAAAGAGGGAGGCTGATTTATATTTTATGCCTATAAAAGAAGAAGGGCTATCAAACTGATAGCCCTTACCTTACGTCGATATTGTTAAAAAAAATTTTATATAGGCTTGGCCTATGTTTCAAATGTAAACAAAATAAATAAAAACAACCATGTTAAACTATCAAAATATCAAGTTTGCTTTGATTCAACTTAAACAGCAAATATTCTCTCATCCTGACATGGTTGCTTTTCTTGCTTTGTTATCGAGCATTATCAGCTTTATCATAAAAACCTGGCAATTCAATATCATTCTATTTCTAGGCCTGTTTTTCTTGATAGTAATAGATACATTCACAGGAGTCAGGAGGGCAAAAAAAGCAGGCGCGTATGATTATAGGATAATGAAAGAAAAGACGGTCAACAAGGTATTAGGCTATATTATATTTTTGTTGGCATTAGGTGCATTTACAATAATGCTCTTTGTATTGAATCTGAATAATACAATTATCAATATACCTGATTCTTTACTGAATATACCTCTCATGACTTCCATCCTGTTTTTTGCAGGGGTGGAAATGCTTAGTATTAATGATAATCTGAAAAATGCCTATGGCATTAAAACGCCATCATCTGTGATGGGTAGAGTTGAGAAATTTGTAGATGATCAAGATATTTCAAAATTAACTAATAAAGACAATGTTTAAAAGTATAAAATTCTGGCTATCGCTTTCAGGTATTGCAAGTATAGCTTTTTTTGTGTGGTTTATTGTAGCAACTTTCAAAAAAGCAGCAGAACGTGATGTTTTTGAAGTGCAGTATAAATTATTGAAAATTGACAAACAGAAGCAAAAAGACTCTTTACAATATCATATAAATGCTTTTAGTGATTCGGTTGAAATCTATAAAACACGCCTGACAAAAGCCTTTATTGAAGCAAAAAACAAAAGCGAATTATATAGCTTAAATAATAGCTTAATTCCTTCTGTGCAATCAATAATTAAAGTGATGAGGGATAGTGTGATCGTGATTAATAAGCAACGAGCGAAATTAGAGGCTCAGGTACTTGAATTAGAAAAAGACCTTGAGAGAGCAAAGAAAAAACGAAAGTTTTTATAGTATTTTTTACTTTTTGGGTTACTTGAAATTGGCCGCTCATTGAACGGCCTTTTTTTGTTTAATCATTGTTAATTGTCAGTATTTCACCTAAAACAGTAGTATAGCGAGGAGACTTATATTCTTGTCGTAACTTCCATTCACGGCCAAAACCCATGGCCGCCATTCGGATAGTATCCCGTCCAACTTTTTTATTGTATTCATCCATACGCCTCATGATTTCCCGGTTTTTCTTTCCAACTTCCAAATCAATTTCAAAGAAAAGATTAGTTTGTACAAAGTCTTCTGGCACAATGCCGCTAACCATTACCCCGCATTTTTTGTAATTGAATCCGGGCTTATAGATAATATCTAACACTCGTAAAGCGGCACCAATCAAATCACCTGTATCATTCGTAGCATTTTCTATTTCAATGGTTCGTGAGATATTGTATTGTGGTTCATTACGAAAACGATTTGTATATAAGAAAACATTTAAAAGATTTGCACTGCTTTTTTGCTTTCTGAGCTTTTCTGCACAACGAGCAGCAAAAGTGGATACTGCCTCACTTATAATTACCTTATCTTTCTGTGACTTCCCAAAACTCCGGCTGTTGAGGATAGCTTTTTTAGGTTCTGGTTGTAATTCAAGAGTTAAGCAAGGAAATTCATTCAGCTCCCGAAGTGTACGAAGGCCCTGTATAGTCATTTTCTTTTTCACCCAATTTGGATTCAACAGGGAAAATTGCAGGGCATTAAAAATACTCAATTCAGTAAGTATTTTCGAGTACTGATAACCCACTCCCCAAATATCTTCGACTTTAGTTGCCTGAAGTGCAATTTGAATGTCAACAGGATTATCTAATACACAGACACCTTTTTCTCTTAAATGTTTCTTTACAAAACGATTAGCGATTTTAGCTAATGTTTTTGTTCTGGCTACGCCAATACTTACAGGAATACCTACATATTGCAGAATTGTTTGCCTGATACTATGCACAAACCCTTCCAAATCATGATAAGGCATATCTGACAAATCAACAAAAGCCTCATCAATAGAATATACTTCTATAGCCGGCGCAAGACTTTTGATTACTTCCATTACCCGGTTAGAAATATCTCCGTACAATGCATAGTTGCTTGAAAATACTTTTACACTATATTTTTGGATTGTATCTTCAATTTCATGTGCAACTGCTCCCATCTTAATACCTAATGCCTTGGCTTCCTCTGACCGGGCAATAACACAACCGTCATTATTTGATAGCACAACAACCGGCTCTTTGGCAAGCTTCGGTACAAATAACCTCTCGCAACTGGCGTAGAAATTATTACAATCAATTATGCCGAACATAATCAAGCTTCATTGATTATATATTTAACTACGCCCCAGACAATGAACTGCATTTCAGGCTCTACCTTGATAGGTTTGAAAGCTTCATTTGCAGGCATTAAATACGTTTCACCGTTGATCTTTTGAATGGTTTTAACAGTGAATTCACCATTCACAACAGCGAGGACTATTTTCCCATCCTTGGGTTTTTCGCTTCGGTCTATCACGAGCAAAGCATTGTCCATGATTCCTGCATTAATCATTGACAATCCTTTGACACGAACATAAAATGTTGAAGAAGGTCTATCAACCAAAAACTTATTTAAGTCGATTGCTACTTCAATGTAATCTTCTGCGGGAGAAGGAAACCCTGCTTGTACTGTATGCAGGTACATGGGGATTTTTTGTAAAGGTGTGTGAGGGTCGAAGCGATAAAACTCAAAAGAGTTTTCACTCCTCCTGAAAATAAGGGGATTCAT